GGAATTATTACGTTTTCAAAAAAGTGACTTTGGGGCAGAAAAAAATTTCCCCAGAAAATATTTGAACCCCAAACCACTTTTCCTTTTTGCCTTTTGTATGGTATGGGGAGTTTTTTTCTATTTTAATCAAAAAAAGGCAAAAAATGACCCCTATCCCATCTAAACTGTCCAAAATTAAAAAATTTAAGGGTTAATGAGATGAAATTAACAAATTTTATAGTAGAACAAAAAATGGCACTTGAGATGGAGGATGGTATCGTCACTGCATGGAATACCAAGGCACCCTATTGGCCAAGGGCTATGACCATATCAAGAGAGGTGCCTGATAATGTGGTAACCTACTTAAAGCAGCAAGGGGTACAAGGAAAGAGAGCAAAGAAAGTTGCACGAAAGAATGTGAAGATCACCAAGCAGTGGGCTAGGTATGGTGGTGTAGACAATACACCTAAGACTGACATACTCATAGGTGCCTACAGGATAAGCCTTAAGACAGGTCCACGTAGTAGGCTTATGAGTGGTGGTAAGGGAGAGAGTGCAGCTACCTTCTATAACATACTAGATAGAGTGGACCTTAAGGACTCTGAGTTAATTGACACCATCTCTGGGATGTTGGATCAATGGGAGAAGAAGATAGTAGGCTCTGCCCCATTGAGCAAGGAGAAGAGGAAGAACACTCTGTTGAAGCAAGCAGACCAGATGCACAGGGACATGACAGGCATCCTTGATAATTTCTTCTCCACCAACAAGGACTTCCGTAATGCCTTTGCTAGAGAAGCAATGACAGGGGAGATCAAGTTCGGTAAAGGGTCTCCTGGACAGGCTGAATATATACTAAAGGTGCTAGATCCCTTCTCAGGCAAGAAAAATGCCTTCAATTCCTGCTCTGACAGTGCATATATAGCTAATATAGCCAAGCAAATGAACCTCAGAGTGGAATGGAAGAGCACCAAGACCAAGGGAGAGTACCGTTATTGGTCCGTTTTGAGCCTTGCACTTGATAAAATGAACGAAGAATTTGCTAAATATGAAGGGCAACAGCTTAATGAAGGCATTATATCGGCAATTTTAACCAAGTTAAAGGTATTTTTAGGCAATATTATCGGTAAAATCAAGCAATATATAAGGAAAGGTATTGAATATGTCATAGAGTTCCTTGATATATCCCCTGATATTACCGTAAATAATGAAATAATATTCTAAAACATGTTATACAAAGCTGTTGTAACATGTTATAATAGGGAGTGGATTGATTATGGATACTGCAATTGTATTAGGATATGATGGATATATAGGACATGCCCTCACACTAAGGCTATTAGCAAAGGGATATAAGGTAATTGGTATAGACAACTATACCAGACGAAAAGCTGTTGATGAAATGGGAAGCATCTCAGCAATCCCTATACTAAGCCCTACAGAGAGATCAGCACACCTTCAAAAACTAGGAGAGTTCATTCCTTTCTATATACACCTACACCTAGACTACGAATCATTAAAAAATATTTTTACCATTCATAAACCCTCAGTAATAGTGAATCTAGCACAACAACCTTCAGCACCTTATTCACAGATATCAGTGGACCATGCTGTACACTCAGCAATCAATAATATAGCATCTACCATTAACGTGCTATGGGCTATGAAAGATCATGCTCCAGATGCACAGCTTGTACAGATCGGCACCATGGGTGAATATAATCCTGCTATAGGGGTTCCCATACCAGAAGGCACCTGTGATCTGGCTCTAGTAGACCCTGGAGCAGAAAATAAGGTGGGGGAGAAAGAGTCTGATAAGGTGATTAATAAACATGTTCTGAAGAACGTGATTTTTCCTAGGTCTGGAGGGTCTTTTTACCACACCTCAAAAATTTCTGCAACCTATTTCATTGAATATGCTTGTCGAGTGTATAACATAAATGCTACAGATATTATGCAAGGAGTGGTTTATGGAAATTATACCCCAGAGATCCTTGATACTGGCTTACATACACGTTGTGATAGTGATGAAGCATTCGGTACAGTGGTAAACAGATTTATCGTTCAAACTGCTATAGAACATCCATTGACTATCTATGGTGAAGGAGAGCATAAGAGAGGATTCTTAGCTTTGAATGATAGTGTACAGTGTCTTATGCTTGCTATAGAGAATAGTGATTATAGTGGCTATAGGGTATGGAATCAACTTGATACTGTACATAGTATGAATGAGGTAGCTGATATGATTATACGTGCTGCATGTGAGAAGGGGTATTTCCCTATAAAGAAATTTATAGAGTCTCCCAGAGTAGAGGTTACATCAGACTTCTATTATAATCCTGTTGTGGAGAAATTGAAGAAATTAGGTTTCTCTCCTACTAGGTCTATATATGATGAAGCTCTATTTACTTTTGATCATATTGATAGGGCTAATGTGGGGCAACTGTTAAAAGTGGTTATGCCGAAAATATTGTGGAGGTCTTGATATGGCTGAGAGAAGACTGTGGGCATTGGGGTTAGATAGGAAAGGAAGGAAACCCCTGCATACACTTGTTGAGAAGAAATACTATCAAGAAGGTCTGAACGGATATTATGAAAATGGGTTCTGGATCTGGACTCCTGGTAAGGTGAACTATCATGTATATATAAAATCCAATTTCTGGAAAAGGCTTAAAGAAATATACTTTGAGTCAGTAAATGAAATATGTGAAGGGTGTGGATCAGTGGCAAAGCAACTTCACCATATAACATATGATAATCTTGGAATGGAGCAGTGGAATGATTTAAAGGCTCTTTGTCTTGATTGTCATTATGAAGCCCATGGTGGTGTGATAGATATTGACTCCTATGAGCTAGGAGATTATGATGCCAATGAATATGGAAGGATTAATGATGCCAGATTGAAGCTTTGGAAACAGGAACGATTAGATGAATTAAAGGCAGCAGAGAATAAACGGTTACTTGATAAACTGATCAGAAAATATGTTGAATTTGAAAACGATATCAATATAAAAAAAGGATAACATATGTTTGGAGATATGGTATTATATGTCAAGTTAAAATGGAGACAATTCTGGTGTATCCATAATTATAAATATGATCCTATCGGCAGTGATGTCTGTAGAACCATATTAATGGAATGTGTTAAATGTGAAAGGATAAAGTCATGACAGATTGTTACTGCTTTCCACCACACAATTATACATGTCATAACTGCTATGAAGCAGAGACCAACAGGCAGAAAGTACATAAACGTAAAAAGGGCATATACTGGTGTGATCACTGTGATGCTGCACTTGTAGGGGATTGGGAAAAATGCCCTACGTGTGGAAAGAGGTCTGGGGTGAGAAGGATCAAAGAAGGAAAGAGGAAAGGTGGGAAACTGCCAGTAGAGATTGCTTCTCTCAAAAAGGCAATATTACTAAAACTGTTGAGGTAATAATATGGAGACAAGAGACCTTATAAAAATGCTTCTTGATGAAGATGCCTATGTACAGGACATTGCAGTTGAGATGAATACAGATGGATTTGTATTCCTGTCTGCAAAATTTGTCTTTGTCCCTAATAAGGTGGGCATACCCAAAGTGGTATTAATGGGCAAGGAGCAGCATGATAAAATAAAGGACATAATAGAACCTTTAGAAGATGAGCTATTTGAGATATGAAACGAGTAAACAGGCTTGAGAAGCACAAACGAATGAAATGCTTTATTGACTTCAAGAGAAGGTATGGTCTATATCAAAGGTGGATACCTGCCAATGGTGATTGCTGGCAATATAGGCAAATTGATTTTAACTTCAAATATAGATATGAACATGAATTTACGATACCCCAGATATGGGCTAAATGAAAATATGGAGAGATAGAATGGCAATTGACGTACAGACAACTAGAATGAGAAGAGGTAGCACTGTATGGTTACCACCTGATAAGCTGAAGGAAGCACAACAACAAGAAGAAGACAAGATACCTAGATTCACCATAATCATACCAACACTAAACAATTATGATGATGTCTGTATTGCCTTTAATAGTGTATATTCACAGCTAGGTAAACATGACAATATAGTAGTAGCTGATCAGGGGTCAACTGATGGAACTCAACCGGATACCTTTGCTGCTGATCCCAGAATTGTATATGTGAAATATCCCAAAGCCAAGAAGCTGGAGATAATCAACTTTGCTATAGTGAATGTGGTGCAGACCAGATATGTCTTGTTATTGGACTCAAAAAGCTTTTTACAAAAGGGTGTATTAAATAAGCTTAGAGATTCACTAGGCAAGAAACCAGTATCTACCCTCATTATGTTTAAGAATGTTGGAATCCAAAGGGGGCAGATAGGGCAAATTGTTGACTATCCCAGAGTGAAACCATCTCCCCCACCTACTACAACTACTGCAATAACACCAACTTCTAAATTAATGCCATCGGTATATTCGTTTTCAGGATATGTATTTCAGAAGATAGATGCTATTAGAGCAGGTCTTTTTATAATCAATAATGACTTCTATGCACCTGCAATCTTCATGGAGAAAATGAAGAGACTAGGATGTAGCATTTCATATAGAGATGAATTTGTTGTTAATACCGTATATACCGATATTAAAGCAGAGGAATGGACAGAGGACCATAAGCAGGTTTTTGAAACTATAGTTGATAAGTCTTATTCGGGATATAAGGTCAATGGAATGGACCCTATTTCAATTATCATTATAGATAAGCAATCTGAGGTAGAGGGGTTAATCAATCAGGTCAAAGTTCCTAATGATGAGATCAGGATGATAAACACATTGGCCACAGGAACCATTATTAAGAAATTTGATGATGAAGTGAAGGAATGTAAGCATGATAAAATAATGGTTGTAAAGGGCAGAAACCCAGAGCCTATATATGACCCTATTACTAATTTGAGAATATTGTTTGACAGGAACAGGGTATTGACCTCCGGTGTTGAGAGAGGAATCAACTGTACTATATTCTCCAAGCATCTATATAGAAAGCCTTCATCCAGAATGGATGAACCAAGTATTGAAAAGTTAATTAATGAAATAGCAAAAAAGGCTAGAACCTCAATTGATTTAACAGATCTTATAATTCATCCATCAAGGGTTCAGACACAGACAATTATGAAAAGTGGTCATGCAATAGAAGAGCCTGTCCGTAACGTCCAGGCAGAAAGAAGAAGAAAAAAGCAAACTATATATGTGCCTAAAGGTAGAAAGGGAAAAGTAAAGAAAGAGATAACTAGACCACCATCAAAAACATCTGTAACAGTTGGGATACCTCAGTATTCAATGAAATGGAAACGAGTTCAGGATCTTCCTGGCATTCCAGGTATCAGAAATAGAGAACCCAAAATTCTTTTCATATGTGATGTTGAGGGATGGGCATGGCATTATAAATCAATGCAGTTAAAGAAACATCTCAGTAACGAGTTCTCTATAGATATCATCTGGCTTATTGGTCCTGGTGCAAGGGCAATTAAGCCAAGGACATATGATTTGTATGTGACATTTGGATATTCGTATGTGGATTATCTAAAGGATGTCTCACCAAGAAAGAAGATAACAGGCATTACTGCCCATAGGCCACATTCAGTTTTATCACCACAAATGCAGAAAGCAGCAGTGGTTCATGCCAATAGCATAATGCTTTATCGTGAATTGAAAACTATGCATAGTATAGTCTATTATGTCCCTAATGGTGTTGATGAAGAAATGTTCTATCCACAAAAGCCGATACCAGATTATAGAGATAATATTGTAGTTGGTCATGTTGGAAAATTGTCTGTGATGAAGGGACAAGAGCAATTCATAAAACCTGCTATTCAGCAAGCAGGGGCAGTTCCTCTATTTCACTTCAATGATTATACTAATGCACTTCCTATTAGCAAGATGCCAGATATATATCAGGATATGGATGTCTTCATTGTTGCATCAACAGAAGATGGTACTCCGAATCCAGCATTGGAAGCAGCAGCATGTGGAAGACCAATTATCTCTAATGCAATTGGAAATATGCCTGAGTTAATAAAGAATGGATATAATGGCTTTATTGTGGAGAAGAGGATAGGGGCATATGTAGAGAAGATCAACTATCTTAGGAACAACAGACAAAAGCTTATTGAGATGGGCAAGAATGCACGAAAGACCATTGAGGAAGAATGGACCTGGAAAATACAATCAGAGCATTGGAGAAGAATGTTCAGAGAGGTATTGGGATTGATATGAAAGTAGCTATATTGGGAAATACCAGATTAAACTATAGTTGGTTCGTATTGACACATAGACAGGGATTGAAGCTGAATGGTCATACCGTAATTGATATAGACTATAAGACAACTCCACTAATGGAGATCTATAATAGGCTTGTAAGTGAGAATCCTAAATATGTCTTTACACATTTAACATTTCATTCTCATATACATCCACCTGATGTTATACTTAATGTCTTGAAGCAGGTGAAGAATAAGACAGGAACTAAATTTGTTCATGTATTAATGGATGCTCGACATGAACCAAGGTATAATAAAGATATCTCAGATGTCTTCCATATGGCATTTGTGAATCAAACAGAAAACCTTGAAAAATTCCAGGATTATTGGAGGATACCAGTTATCTTTGAACCATATTGCTCATTGGTGCAAGAAGAATTGGCAAACCCTGTAGGTGAATTGGCATTTGGTAATCGGCTTATTTTTCCTGGCAGTCCTATGGCACATCCACCACGTAGGAATTTTTTACAGAGGGTACAGCAAATAATGCCGTTAGTATATTTGCAAACTCAGTCAGCAAATGATTTAAGGCATAGAACACCGGAACTGTCAATATCAGCTAAAGCTATTCTATCAGCATGTATTGGATATGATATAATGCATTATAATGAAGTAAGACCATGGCAATATCTAGGTGCTGGTGCCTGTTTGATACATAGGAAGTTTAAAGGTGAGGATGATTTAATACCAAGTGATCTCTATTTGGAATATAACTCACCAAAGGAAGTAAAAGAACAATTTACTAGAGCATGTAATGAAGATACAATGCCGATGAGAAAGAAGGCATTTGAGTTCATGCAGAAACACCATAACAGTAAAGTTCGAATGTATAATGTAATGGAGTGTCTTGAGGAAAGACAGTTTACTACTAATTCATTTATATGGGAGTTATAATGGCAAAGAAAATAATAGTATGTGAGGGCAAGAAAGTAAAACTAAAGCATCTAAAGAAAGGTCTCATTTTCAGTCTTCTTGAAAACCAGGAGTTCATAGGTAATTTTGAAGTAGCAGAGGAAATGGATGCTACAGGAACAGTAAAGGCAAGAATTGTCACTCCTAGTATAGGTGAGAAGTGGATAGAGACTAAGTTTACAGAGGATGATTTGCAATGAAAAATTATGTGAAGAACCAAATCGAAATTACAAATAAGAATATGAAGGACAAGTATTTCTATCTTCATAAACAAAGACATGATGAATATGCAAACTGGCTTAAACCTCATGTTAAAAAGGATATGAAGGTTCTGGATATAGGTTGTAGAGATGGTAGCTTTCTTGAATCTCTAAGAAACATAACTGGAGTATGGCAATTGTGGGGAATAGAGCTTAATGAGACTGCAAGCATGATTGCAGGTGATAAGGGGATAATGGTATATAATGTTGATGCTCATAATATATCATGTGAGAACTTACCGTCATGTGGTATGGAATTTTATGATCTTGTGTGTATGACTCATTTTCTTGAACATACTCATTCTCCTATGTTGGTCCTGAAGGAAGCTTTAAGAGTATTAAAGACAGGTGGGATGCTTTTGATTGAAGTGCCACTTGAACCAATGCCAGATAAGCTACCCACACAGTGGGGTCACTATTTCACTTTTCAATCACATAGTGATCTGATTAAGTTACTTAATATGGTTCGTAGGGAAGAGGGATATAATTTTGAGACTGTCAAAGAGCTAAAAGACAAGAAGAAAAATAAATGGTATAGGATGCTGATAAGGAAGAAATGAAAAAACCCAAAGTAAGAAAACCCAAAGTATATACACCTATTGATTATCCACCTCCACCATTGAAAGTTTCTCCATTAAAGGAATATGTATTCCCAAAAGTAAAGGGAAGACCTAAAGTATTGATGATAGCTGATCAAAAGGGATGGGGAGCATGGAAAAGAGGTGAGTATATACAGAAGCTTTTATCTGATGAGTTTGAGCTAGATTTAATTGACCTACGAACTTTCTTAGATAATTTCGAAGATATCAAGGAGAAAAATTATAAGGTGCTCTATGCTCTGCTTCATATATTAATGAGATATGGTAAAGTCAGAGAGATGTCAGAGAAGATCAAGACAATAGCAACCGTGACATCTAGACAAATTCTTAAACCAAGCTTTGGTCATGAAATGGAAGCAAGGATAAAGAACTTTAGAATTTTTACAAAACATGTGAACATACTGATTGTCAATAATTTGCTCGTTAGGCCAGAAGCAGAGAAATATTTTCGTGGTCCTGTTAGATATGCTCCTAGGGGGGTAGATCCTGATGTCTTTAGGTTTACGAAATATCCTATGGACAAGCAGTTTACAGTCTTCTATGTTGGTAAGCCAGTAATTGAGAAGGGTCTTAAGTTTTATATAAAGCCAGCATGTAAAAGGGCAGGGGCTAGGTTGATAACTAATACAAGAAACTTTACTAATGCATTATCTGAGGAAGAAATGATGCTGGCTTATAATAACTCCAATGCATATGTGGTTGCAAGCATAATTGATGGTACTCCAAACCCTGCACTAGAAGCAGCAGCATGTGGAAGACCAATTATCTCTAATGCAATTGGAAATATGCCAGAATTTATTGAAGAAGGTGAGAATGGATTTCTTGTCCCTATGGAGGTTAGTGCATATGCTAGTAAGCTAAAGTGGATGGTGAATAATAGAGAGAAAGCAGCAGCAATGGGACAAAGGGCTAGAGAAACAGTTTTAAAAGGATGGACATGGGATTATATACTTAACAAGTATCAAAGACACGTACTAAGAGAATTATTAAATTAAAAATGGTAGGAGGTTTAAAATGGTAGCAACACAACAAAAATGGAAAGTAGATCCAGAACTACATTCTTGTGATAGAGAAGATGGTAAGAAGGTGCTGGACTACTACACAACTTATGTGAAGGAGTTTCTAGATGCTGATCCTTTAAGAGATTGGGAGAGCATCGAAAGATGTAAGGAACTATGGAAGTTCTTTCTATCTCTGGATATCAAGCTACCTAAGAAATGCAGTGTATTGGATTGTGGTACAAAGGATGGTCAATTTCCAGCATGGCTTGTAGAGCAAGGATATGAAGGTGTTGGTATTGAAATATCAAAGCCATATGTCAAATATGCTACTGATAGAGGTAGACCTGTAGAGTTCGGAGATGTCACAGATCTTCATTTCAAAGATAGATCCTTTAATGTGGCCTTTGCTCATCACCTATTGGGTTTGGTGCCTGATTACCAGAAGGCATATGAAGAGATGATCAGGACTGTTAAAGCAGGTGGTTATATAATCACTCTAGATAATATTCCTGGTAACCCAAGGAAGCATTATCAGCTTGTGGAAAGCCCAGAGCAATTAACACAGATGGTTGATGGTGCATCTCTTAAGGTGGGTAATGGAGCACATGCAGTTGATCTTGTTTTCTTTGACTACTATCCACAGGGGTTTGAAAAGGGAAGAGAGTTCTTGACAGTGCTACAGAGAAAACGTGGAGCACCAAGAAAGAAGAAATAAGGAGACTAGAATATGAATGCTTTTATTGTGGCTCAACAGAGAACAGGGTCTACTTTGCTCTATGAGTTTCTAGATTCACATCCAGGAATATTCTGTGCAGATGAGCTATTTATTATCAAGGGGAAAATAGACTGGAGATTCAGAATGATCAAGGTCTATAATTGGTATAGGAAAAATAAGGGATGGACCCCAGACCAGTTTATTGATTGGGTTTTTAGTTTGTCTCAGCATTCGTGCATGAAACTTTTATATCACCAAATAGAATTTTTCCATTTGCATGATAGAGTATTCAGTACACCTATAATTCATTTGACAAGGAGAAACTACTTTCATAGAGCAGTTTCACAGTTTGCAACTGTAGGCACTATTAATAATAAAAAACCTGAAGCTTACATCTTGGATATAAAGGAAGCAATTAGAAGAGATGAAATGTGGGAAAAGGCATTTAAGGAGAATCTTAATACGAAAAAATACCTTAGAGTGTATTATGAAGATCTTGTTGGTAGACATGAGAGTGTTAGAAGAGCAAGGTACACTTTTATGAAAGAAAGTATTGGGAAAACTGTATGTAGCTTCTTTGGAGTTCCTTATTTCGAAATGTTTACATCAACACCAAAGGCACTTCAACAGAAGGACTATTGGAACTATATACCTGATAGACATAAGAAGCTACTTAAATTGATGTTGGAAAATAGCCTTCCAGAGAGTGTATGGAAATGAGACTAAGTATTTTTAGCATGAAACGTAGTGGTCAACATGCCATTATAAATTGGCTCTGTGAACAGGGCAAACCTGCTTTACATTTTAATGCATGTGAGCTTAACTTGGAGCCTAGAAATTTTATTGTTGAATATGGTAACGACAAAAAAGTTATTCACCATAAACGTGATTTTCAACCGTTGTTGAAAAACTACAAATTGGTGATATACAATTTTGAGGATATACCTGTTGTTGATACAGGCATGAAACGAATGATCATCATTAGAGACCCATGGAACTGGAAGGCAAGCAGAAAGAGGTCCAAATTGGCTCTGAGAGATGATATCTGGATACAACATGCACTCAACCCTACCCCTAAAGTGCTCTTTAATAGGTGGGTAATGGAAGAGGAATATCGAAAAAACCTTTGTAAAAGTCTCTCTGTTCCCTTTACTGATGCAGGTTTCAGGGAAGTGTTTTGGCATGGCAGAAGTCATTTTGATAATATGAATGTGCTGGAGAGATTCAAAGAAGAGAAAGTGACAGTTTCACCTGAAATGGAAAAATTATGGAAGGGCTTAAAGTAGAAAAACCGGAAAATGAAAAACCTTCAGATTGGTATGATGATCATACAGGAAAGGGAAGGGCATTTTTCCAAAGTGAATTTCATCAAGAACTATATCCTGAGATAGTGAAGTTTCTAGATCGAAAGGATAGAATCATTGATTTAGGTTGTGGTGGTGGAAGATTGATACAGGCTCTTCAAAAAGAGTTCATTCCCAAAAGCTATCTAGGTATAGACTTTTCAAATGCTAGAGTTGAAGTAGCAAATTCTGCATATGGTGGTAAGTGGTCTTTCAAAGTGGGAGATATTACAAGATACAATAAGATCTATGAGAAGTTCGATACGTTTGTGTTGATTACCGTTCTTGAGCATATAAATGAGGATAGAAAAGTTTTAGAGAATATACCATCTGGAAGTAAAGTAATAATGGCCAATCCTAATAAGATGTCTGAAAGTCATGTCAGACAATATATATCAGAAGAGTATATAATTGATAGATATAATGATCTACTTGAGTTTCAGGATGTCAAGATATTATACAATGCTGATAGTAGTCCTAGAATGTTCATACATAAATGCAGGAGGTTATAGTGGAGAGATTTGAGTTGGATGTTTTGATATGTGGATCAAGTAGACCTCAGTTGCTTATCTACTTACTGGAGTCATTGGAGAGATTTATTGTGTCACAATCTAAGAATACTGATTTTAGATTATTGATGCATGAGGATTTTGTTCAACCAGAAAAGAGCAAAGAGACAGTAGAATTGGCCAGAGAATGGGGAGCAAAAGTAATAGCACATAATCCACCTATCGGGTATGGACCTGCAATGAAGCTAATGCTAGATAACCATATCAAAACAGAGTACATGCTGAACCTTCAAGATGATTGGGAGTTTGAACGAACAGGTATTGATATAGATAGAATCCTATGGACTATGGACAAACACTCTAAAATTAATTGCATCACCTTTAACAAGAGAAAGAATGACCAAGCAGGTCATATTGTCCCTAATGGGCAGTATAAATATGATGGTTTGTTATTGTCATTATCCAAAGCATGGCATGTATTACCAGGAGTGTGGAGAGTATCAGTGGCAAGAAATAAATGGGTTCCAGCACAGTCTAATCCTGCTGGTGCTTTTATAAAAGAGTTTGGTGGAGTGACAGACAATAAAAAATTTTTAGAGGAACATGTTGGTGCATACTTTTATGGACCAGCAGGGGATGAAAGATGGGTTAGGCATTTGGGGCATACATGGAAGACAACACCATGGGGAAAAAATAATCCAAAGCTTGAAGCTGATATATCAGCCATAACAAAATGGAGACCAAAGTGGTTGCCACTTGAAGCAAGACCTACTAATAAAAAAGTAACAATAAAACCACATAATGAAGAACACTTTTTAAAACTTTTAGAACAGATGCCAGAAGATGTAAAGAAAGAGTATAAACGATGAATGCCGTACAGATGAATAATACTAGAACAGGATCTACCCTGCTATATAGACTTCTTAATTCTCATCCTTCTATATTTGCATGTGATGAGCTATTTGCAAAGGAGTCACCACATAACAAACGAATATGTATGCTCAGACCATATGAGTTCTATAAGAAGAAGATGTCTATATACGAGTACCTGAAGATGTTTTTCAGCTATAACTCTCATACATGTTTTAAGGTCATTCCCCATATCCATTTTAAAAACTATCCTGATCTGGCAGGTGTGATAAAAGGACTTCCAGTGATTCATCTTAAAAGGGATTATATAGCCAGAGCAGTTTCGGCCTTTGCCCATAACGGTAAGCTTGAGACTGTAACATATAAAGACTTTATTGATGAGATAGAAACAGCAGTTTTGATAGACAATTCCATTGAGTTGTTTGCAAAGAGCTTTCCTTCTATTCAAGTTAATTATGAGTGGATGATAAAACCAGAGAGAGTTACTTATTATGGCAAGGAACTTACCTTTGCATCTAACCGTCTTAACAAAGTGGTAAGTGACTTTTTCAAGGTTCCTTATTTTGAAATGTATGCAGATTCGGTAAAGGAACTTAAAGACGATTACTGGAGCTACATTAAAAAACCAATTGTAGAGAGGTTAAAAGAAGTTGCTAACGATTTGGCTACTAGGACTACCATCAGCAGGTAAGACAACAATATCAAGAGAACTATGTGCCAAGCTTGCATCTATGGGCTATAAGGTGGAGCTACTGGATGGTGATGAAGTGAGAAAGAATCTTGGTGGTGGATATTCATATGAAGAGAGACATGCACAGATCAGGAGACTACGATACTTCTGTAAGATCCTTAACAAGCATGGTATAGTGCCTATAGTTGCTGCTATTACTCCTTACGAACTATGGAGAGTGGAGAACAGAAAAGAGATAGATCATTATCTTGAGGTCTATGTAAATGCCCCATTGGAGCTATGTCAGAAAAGGGACGTGAAAGGTCTCTATAAACGTGCTCTGGCAGGGGATATAAAGAATATGACTGGAGTGGATGATCCATTTGAAGAAGCTTACAATTCAGATGTTATATGTTATACTGATGATGAAGATGTAAGGCAAAGTGTAAATAAAATATATAACAAATTTGTGGAGGTTATGAAAAATGCCGTATATAGAGCCAGAGACAAAAAGTGATAGAAGAGAACAGATGGACAAGATTGTTGATCTGATGTTGGAACAGGATGTAAAGGTTGATGGTGACCTTAACTATATCCTGTTTTCTTTTTTCTGCAAGCACATGATGAAGATAGGTCCATCATATAACAAGATGAAAAACTTTCGTGGTGAGCTAATGGAAATTCATGATCATATAGAATCACGATTCTTGGTATACTACGAAAGAAACAAGATGGAAGAGAATGGTGATGTTCCTGGTGCAGAGGAACTAGTAGAGTTTATAAAGAATATGAATGATAAGTAAGGAGAAATGATATGGCAATTGTACCCATTGATCTAACAGGAAGAGGAAGACCATCTGTTTTTCTCAGAAAGAAACCTACTTTTGGGCATGAGGATATATTGAGAAGAAGAAAGGTTCTTGGTGGTGGTTTCTCTAGACCTATTAAAACTGACCCACCAGTAAAGAAACCAAGAGAGAAGACAGAAATAGAATTATATTTGGAGAGAATAGGCTATGGTGACAAATGATGATTGGTTAGATGAAGTATTATCAAAGACAGAAAAGCAGGAGATAAAAGAACGTATAAAGCTTGCCATTGGTAGAATAGAGAATTTGAGAATTGATGAAGCACTGCTTTTTTTAAAGGCACTATATCATGATCTTGATGATCATATTGAAGAGAGTGTAGAGAAGTTGCTAACCGATATTGAATCAATGCCACAACCAAAGTACTGGTCACAACCACATGTACATAAATTAACAGATGGTCATTCTCATACTGCTAGTGGTACTTATACAGCATCAGTACCTAACTATGATGAAGATATAATTTCTGAGATACAGACAATAAGAGAAGAGTTATTGAAGATGCAAAAAAAACATGAGCAGCAAGTGATAGAAGAACGAATGTTAGCATTTGAAGAAGATGCTGAAGCAGAGCCATTTAAAGAATATATTAAAGCTATACGAGATGGGAGATGGTAATATGGAAACAGGAACAGATGCAGCAAAAAAGAGTTTAGTAGAGCAAAGAGATGAACATTTGGAATTGATAACAATGGAGATCAATGATTTAAGAACCATACTGCTTCCTGCTGAAGGTTTTGATGAAGCAGATGGAGAGGTTTTCATTACTATCTATATTCTTAGAGTTATAGGTGGATGGATATATTGGAGTGATGATGTTAACATGAATGTATTTGTACCGGAGAGGAAGTAATGATATTACTGGATGATATTGCTGAGACAATAAGAGTAGGTGATATGATGATAACATATGATGAAGCATTTTATCTGCAACTTGATAAAGGCAACCAGACCTTTATTAATTCATTTAGATGGATATATGCTTATGATCATATTCATCCAGAAGGTGGTGAGCCAGATCATGAGAAGATTTTGGCCTATTTGGGATTGCCTGGAGGTGGAGACAGATGAAACGAATACTTGTGACCGGAAGTAGAGGATATAGAGGAGAGAATTTGTATAAGTTCCTTGAGAGTGCAGGATATGATGTAATTGGTATAGATTCTAAAAAGGGACAACGTGCAGAGAAGTTTCCAATGTATGATAATATAGATGGTATAGTTCACTTAGCTGCAATCCCAGGAATAGCAGCATGTGAAGACAAGCCAGCAGAAGCTATAGTCAGTAACTTGGAATCAACTATCTATATGTTCAATATATCCAGGAAGAAAGGCATTCCATGTGTGTTTACATCATCTCAAGCTGCAAAGGAACCCAAGTCGAGTATATATGCATTTACTAAATATGCATCTGAAGTCATAGGGAATAGGCTTATTGATGAAGGTGCTAAAATAAGGATACTGAGACTGTCAAATGTATATGGTGGTTACAATTACCTGGAGAAGAAAAATTCTGTAGTAGCTAGGTTTGCAAAGGCAACATTAGCTAGAAAGCCTTTCGTAGTGCATGGTCATGGCACACAAATTCGAGACTTTATTCATGTAGATGATGTTTGTAGAGCAATATATTTAGCTCTTCTTACAGAAAACGTAGTAGATCTTCCAATTGACATCGGAACAGGTATAGGAACCCAGATCAGTACAGTTGCCTTCTATTTCCAACAACTTTTTCGTGCCAAGTTTACATTTGACTTTTCATCTGATAGAATAGGTAAAGAGAGTAATATAGCAGATACTAAAGATGCAGAAAAAGTTCTGGGCTTTAAAGCTGAAGATAGATTGGTGCAGTATGTAGAATCATTGAGAGAGGAATATAATGGACACAATTAGAGTCTATATACTAGCAATCAAATATTGGCTTAGTGGTGATGAATGGAAGTTTGCCAAGGAGTATGCAGAAGCTCTAGTAAAGGGATTTAAGAAATGAACTTTGATGATATATTTGACCAGATAGAAAACCTTATTGATGGTACAAGTGTTGAGGGTAAGATAGAACTCGACTATACTGCAAAGTGTCTTCTCTGGACTATTAGAGCACTAGATGAACTGCATAAGCTAGGTTTAGTATCTGAGGGACCATTCAGAATTAATAATGTAGAATGGGCCAATGAATTGTTAGGTGATTTTAAGCCAGCAATGCAAGATATAGAAGATGTAATGACTTGGATGAAAAAGGAGGGTTTTGTAGGATGAGTTTTGATGATATATTTGACCAAATCAATGATTTGATTGACAATCCCATAGAAGATAGAACTGATAAGAAGACACAATATGTTGCATTTGTTCTTGATATGAGTGGATCAATGTTCAGCATTAAGGATGTGGCCATTAACAGCTTTAATGAGCAACTTCAGGAATTGAAAAAGCAAGATGATATTGAAACTAAAGTTATTATCACTATCTTTAATAGTGCTCCTGTAATGATGGATGGTGTTGATGTAGTCTCATTGGAAAGTGTTGAAGAGTTAAATGAACATACTTATTTTCCAAATGGAATGACTGCTCTTTATGATGCAATTGGGTTCACAGTTAATAAGGTGTTACAGACATATAAAGATGATAAAGATGATACTGCTGTTCTGTTTGTAGTTATTACTGATGGACAAGAAAATAACTCCATGGAGTTTAATCAACAATCTATCAAGAAAATGACAGAGGAACTAGAGAAGACCGAAAGATGGACCTTTACCTATCTTGGAGCCAATGTCAATCCTCTTGAGACTGCTGTTGCAGCTATGTCATATCAACTTAGCAATACAATGTCATGGCAAGCTGATCAACAGGGTACAGTAAGAATGAGTGATACACTATCAAAGGGCATTAATGAATATTATACAATGAGAAGAGGTGGTGGTAATATGACCTCTTGTTTCTTCAATGATACCAAAACAGATGATGAGGATGATAGTCAAAGGCTTGCAACATTAACCGATGGAACAACAAGCAAGGAGTAGACAATGGGTTTATTTGATGATCTTTTCACTCCTGATGATTTCAGGATTGATGATGATGATGAGCCACAAGTAGAGGAAGAGAGTTTAGAGGAAGAAGAGGATAAATGTGATCATGCAGAAACGGATCAAACATGTGGACCTGACTGTGATCCTGATGCCTGTAGCTGTGATTGTGATCATGATCCTGACTTTGATCAAGATCCTACCCTTCTAGACGATGATTATTGTGATGATTGTGGTTGTGACCCATGTGAGTGTTTTGAAGATCTTGATGATGAAGATGATGAAGAACAAGACAGTGGAACATGGGATACTGGTTACAGGAAACCTCCAGTCCCTAAAGGTGTGTGGAAACCCAAACATTGGAAAGCATAGGAGGATGAAATGAAAAAATGTGCTGCTATTTTGATAGGATTAATGTTTTTGTTGTCTGCTTGTGGTATGTTTGTCAAAGAGGATAAAATTACTAAAGCAGTGGAGAAACAAGGTTATACAAATGTTCAGGTGCTCGACAAACATATTTTCTTTGTTGGTTGGAGAGGTTGTTCCAAAAGTGATGAAGCAGCATTTGATGTACTTGCAACAAATGCTTTAGGTCAAAATGTTGATTTAGTTGTTTGTGCAGGTTGGCCTTTTAAGGGTGTAACAGTTAGAAGTAAATGAGACAAGCATTAACATATGATGATGTAATATTAGTCCCTGCTTATAATCATTATGAATCCAGAAAGGACGTGGATATCTCTATGGTTGATAAGACAGGGACTTTGCATTTAGACCTACCTATAATGTCTGCCAACATGGATACTATCACTGAAGATGCCATGGCAAAATGGATAAGAAAAAAAGGTGGAATTGGTGTGATCCATAGATTCATGCCAATTGATGAAAATGTAGAGGTCTTTAAACGAACTATTGATTATACTGGTCCTGAAGATCCCACTAATCCAGCACATGTTCCTCCAGGAATGATGAACTATAAATGCTTTGTCTCTATAGGGACAGGTGAAAAGGAACTAGAGAGAGCAGATGCATTAAGAAGTGTTGGTGCTCAGAATTTTTGTGTTGATGTAGCTCATGCACATGCAAAGTATGTAGGTAAGGTATTAAAAAAGTTAAGAGACATTCTTGGAAGTAATGCTCTTATCATGGCAGGAAATGTTGCAACATATGCTGGAGCAGATTACTTAGCATCCATGGGAGCAGATATAATCAAAGTCGGTATAGGCTCTGGATCTGCATGTACTACACGTTTAAAGACAGGTCACGGTGTGCCTATGATAACTGCAATCCAGGAGTGCTCTAGAGTAGGTAGATCTATAGTGGCTGATGGTGGAATTAGATATCCAGGAGATATTGTAAAGGCTCTTGCTTTTGGTGCTGATTTTGTAATGATAGGTGGGATGCTTGCTGGAACTACACCAACTCCTGGTGACCCACAGTTTGCTTATGATGGTGCTGAAGGTCTATGTAAAATATACCGTGGAATGGCAAGTGAAGAAGTTCAAGGTAATGCAGATTGGAAAACTGCTGAAGGTATATCAGTTAGGGTTCCTTTTCGTAGGGATGAAGATAAGATAATTCAAGATATAATTGGTGGGCTAAGATCTGGGCTTACTTATGCTGGAGCTATTAACATCAGGGAACTTCAAAGAAAGCTGAACTGGCTTACCGTCACTTCTAATGGGCTTAGAGAAGCTTTTCCTCATATTAGGTCTACCTGAACAATCATCACACATCAACCAATCTCTCCAATGATATGGTAATGTACTCATAAAATTTTCAGAGAAGACATCTCCCATTCTTGTCATTGTGTTTGTCTTTTGAGGTTGATTGCAGTGAGAACATGGAGTCTCATCTGGATAATGACCCCATCTCCTATAAAAATTTTGTCGTTCTATATCTCTTTCTTCTTCAAAACTAAGCATCTTGCATCCTAACTCTATAGCTGTTATTGTGCATCTCTTTTGTATTTCCTGTGACCATATTGATAACTACCACCAAAAAAGTCAAGTAGGTAATCTATCCTTTCTACATCTTCAACAAAGGCAAACTTATCATTGCTTCTTTCACTTTCTTTCACTCTGAGAACTTTGATTGTTTTTTCTACTGAGAGGTATGGAGGTTCGTAATCATCATAAAAGCCAAATCTTCCATAGATTCCCTTTCCTCCCATATATGTTCCTTCTTGCCTGTATGTATAACCAGTATAGATCATTTTCTTTGGAGGATCTAGCTCTTTCCTTATCAATGTTCTATTATTGTCTACATATACAGGCTCTACTAATGCTTTTACTATTACTTCATCACCTATCTTCATTTAAATCCCTCTTAACTTCATCAATAAGTTCGTTAATTTCATTTGTTATATTTGTATAACAGCTTGGATGGTACTTATCATCTAGCTTAAATCTTGGTTTTGTATGTACAGTTTTAAGGGTTTTGATTAAGAACTCTCGTAAGTAATAGCCAAGACATGTATCACATATATCAAGTTTCCAGGAAAGTGTAAACCAGATGGGCTTGTTAACAGTAGTTTGTTTCTCTAACATCTCTCTAGATGGTTGAACCAGTATTCCCTCTGGATCTTCTCTAGAAGACCATTCCCAGAACTGTTTACTGCATATTTCACAATAGTATATTGCTTTTCTACTCATTTCTTAGTTCCATAATCAAAGGGCTGATCTATAAGCATTATAACTATGGCATTCCAGAACTTCTTTAGATAGATGAAATAGTATGGATCTATGACATCATCCATGTATGTAACATCACCATATTCAATGCCAAGCTTTTTGTTTTCCACCTTCCATATACTTTTAACATACCTGTCTGGAATACCATCAATATTATCGTCATAGAAGATCCAGTTCCATCTTTCCTTGACTATACGTTCCTTCCTGACTTCATCAAGTACATAAATTATTTTTGTAGCATGTACTTCTACTCCAGATTCAGGATCGTTTGTTCTCTTTGTAAGTTGGAACATGTAGAAGAGGTCTCTGTTTTCACTACCATCTGGATGTTCACCATATGCATTCACATAATGTGTTCTCCATTGATATACAGGACGTTCCTCTATATCTCCAAGAAGTATGAGATGTCTTACCATCTTTGCATAGTCTTCTTGTGTATAGTCATATTCCCATACTATTGGTGCTTCTTCAGGAACAACAAGATCTGGTTTAGGTGGTGCTGTTACACAAGAGACCATAAACAACAACAAAAACAATAATAGCTTTTTCATGGTTCTTTCCTAGTAGTCTGTTGTTATTGTCAAATGAAACGGATCATTACACTCTTTTCTTCTAAGCCACAACCAGGAATCTATTTCTGATGCATTCCATCCTGTTTTTGATTGTAGCTCACTACACACAACAATTGTGGCAGCACGAATCTCACATTCCATCAGGTCATTTTTCGGTATCAGGTTTTGATTATTAACCATAGTTTTTAGTGGATCAAGGTATCTAATGCAGTCAAAATGCCTAAGCATTTTTGGAACCTGATAGTCAGCAGGTATAGGTAGGTAGAGCATCATGTCTTTATACCATCCTAGTCTTCTGTATAGCTGGAGAAAAAACAGAGATGCCCTTTTCAAAAAGATGTCAGATGCAAAGCCAGGAAAGTTTTCTATAAGAGTTCTAAGATAAGTATATCCATCATTTTCAGGCTTAAGCTGATTATTGATGTATCCATGGTGGATATGAGAAACAAGACCTTCTCCTATGATTGCAACCTCTGTTAAGTGCTTTATCCTTTCTTCAAGGAGAGGAAATCTATTCAGTGACAGTTTCATAGTGAGTCTATCAATACTTGCTTTTGCTGAAGTTGCATATCCATGAGGATCATAGCCTGTAAAAGCTTCATTGACAAGATCATACATCAATCCAGAGCCACACCCACCAGGACGTATAGTTGATTTGCCATACCAATAACAGTAATTGATAGAACTGGCAACCAATTCTTTTATAACTATATGTCTTTCATTTTCCCCTGTTGATTGTGGGGGAAATGGTGTGATGCCTGTCTTTGACATTTCATTTGCAAGTGCTTCTACATTTTCACCCAGAATATCTACATATTTGGCATTCTTCATGAACTCCCTTGATATCTCAAATACACTAGTAACCATCTCCATTTAAAGTCCTCCTTGTCTTAATAGCCATTCAAGATGGTTCTCACTCTTTTCGATTACATGGTGAGTCCATCCCTCTTTTGTGGGAAAATCGTTTTTGATGCTTGCCATTAAACCAAAGGCTTGTAATGAGTCTTTGCAACCTTGGTGCAAGACCTCTTCTGTTTCCCAATTAACTGATATTAACATTGCTTTCATTTGTAATCTCCATCTTCAAGGAAAAATTGATCACTCCAGTAATACCTATACCACCACCAGAAGAAAAATTTTTTCATCTTCACTCCAATACATTCTTGTTGTATATAAGCAGTCTCTAACCATCTCCACTGTGCTAGATCAGATGGATCATATCTTCCTACTGGTAGTCTCTTAGGTATGAAGAGGAACTTCTTTTTAGAACGTACATCATACCTCTTGTGTTTTGGATCTGGTAATTTATCCCCCCATCTCATTTTCCTAAGACCTCTTCAAGGCAAACATTTTTTGCTTTTTCATATTGTGCTTCTACTGATTTCCTTTTACAATTTATTCTATACTGGTGTTGCTTGATTCGTTCTGTTATACCAAGCATATAATCAACCATTTTGTGTCCATGTGTCTCTGGGTGACAAAGAACTTCTTCAAGGCATTCATCATGATAGGCCCAATGTCTCATTATATAGCCATAATCACTATATTCAGGAACAAGCTTTACGTTTTTACGTGAACGACAAAAAGGACATTTTTTCCAGTACGTTAAAAAATTAAACCTAGCTATTTCAGCCATATCCTACTCCTTTCTAATCTTCATCGAACATGCTAATAACACCTTCCTCTTCTTCCTCTTGTATTTCCATAGAAGCAGTGGCAAGGTCTTTAGCAGCATCTATTTCTGCCTGTGCCTGTAGCACTATTGGTCTTCCAAAGTCTTCCCATACACGTCTAGCTTTAATCTGATAATCCTGTGCTGTACCTGCTGAGATTGAATCTTCACTTGCATAAGCTGTGAAGAATGCTTCTGGACAAGGAATGCCAATATAACCATATTGAAAGAACTTTAACCATAATGCCCAATCAAGGAGTCTCTTATATTTCTGCTCCATTACAGGACCACCAATGAACTCAAGGTAGTCATATTTGATTAGGCTATTTGATGAAATGTAGTTACCTTTGATAAGTCTGTTAATATCGTAAGGTTCACATGGGAATTGCCTATTGATTGCACCTTTGAACTCAAAGCTGCAATAACAGAATGCATGTCGTTCACTTGATTGCTTGATAACAGCTAATAGTCTATCTAGCATGTGTCTACCAAGCTTGATATCTTTGTCGAGTGGCAGTATATAGGGGATCTTCAGGGTACTTCTCATTTGGAAGTATTTTCTGCTACCATACCACCAGTTTGTGGGAATGTTATATTCTCCGGTACATGTAATCCAGGTAAAGGGTAATTCATTTCTTTTGATAGTTACTTTTGTTTCTCTGGAAATTTTGTGTCCTGGTAGCAATGGAGTAGCTACTAGGATTTCTGAGTAATCATCTTCTCTAACAATCTGTATATCTACATTCATATTTTTATCCCTACTCTTAGGCACCAATTAATAAAGTCAGGATCTACTGTCTCTTTAATAGGTTTAAATTCTTTCCTCTCACTTTTAGGTATACGAAAACACTTAGAGCATCTGTCAAAATATTCAGTGGGAAGAGATAGTTCTTCAGTTGGATTGTTTATATATGCCAATCCACACATTGAATGTCTCCCATTGCCACTTAACACTTTATGAAGCTTACCAGTACCACTAAAACCATATCTCATGGTATTCTCCCTTTCTGACATCATCAATATTCTGCCAGTTAGTCTTCCACCACCTACCATATATAACTCCTATTATAACCTAAAAAGATCATCTGGTAAACTCATATCTTGATAAATTACTAGATCTGGAAAACATCGTCTACAAAAGGTCTTTCTGCCTAGATCTAGAGCTTCTTGAGGAAGCTCTTTATATCTGATATCAGACCATTGTTCATATCTTGAAGAACCACATTTAAAATCGTCATACTTGCCCATCTTATGGACTTTTCCAACTGGACCTGGAATCCAATAGTGCTTCTTTCTATTTTCCTTTTTGTTTTTCCAGACGTATTTCCAAACTCTTTTACTCATATCTCAAATAGTTCATCTTCTAGTGTTATATCAAATGGGAAAACCTCTTCTTCTTCCTCACAAACACAATCATAATATGGGAGATTGCAACCTATACATAATAGGTCTGGTTGAGGATATTTGGGAAAATATTTTGACTGCCCTGGAGGTCTTTTGTAGTTAAGTTTTCTATCAAGAAACTCTCCATCCGATAGGTGAAGCCATTCACCTTTATCATCATCCCATATTGAAATATCTCTATTATCTGGATTTATATATAGTTCACCATGTCGTGGTTTAGCCATTAATCGTTCTCCATCAATCTACAGAGCACTCTAACGTGACCGTCTAGCTTCTCTTTTATATTATCTAGTGCAGATTGAAGTGCATCTCTATACATTCCCCAACCCTCTTCACTAATGCTTTTCATCTCTTCTGTTAAAGCAAGTGTCTCAAGAGCCATGAGTGAATCTACAATTGCAGATAAATGATTATATATGTCGTGGATATCCTCAAGTTCATGAACCAAGGATATAGATACGGAAGGTTTAATATTAGAGAAGTTACCAGTGTTAATGGTCATTTCTCTAGACAATTCTAGTTTTGTTTTCATCTCTCAACACACTTTCGTATTACATCTACTGTATTAGTTATAAGCATCTCTGGAAAAACCTTAGAGATATTCTTATATATATCTAATAAAACAATTTCTTTGACACCACAATATGAATCAATTTCAAGAGCAAGCTGCATCAGATTCTTTATAGGTGGGAAAACAGCATGATAATATCTATGCTCTTCTGGTAATAACGGATAACAACCCATATACATGGCATCAAAAATATCAGGATTCAAATACCCTATCTCATAATTGTTAGGTGTATCTATTAGTACAAAGCATTTTATATTACTCCAAGAAAAGTCCTTTCTTGTAACTCCTGCATTCTTATATTCGTCTATTTTATGTTTCGGTAAAGATGCAGTATAGTGTACTTTGTATTTTGGAAAATGTTCAGATAGTTCTACATAATAGGCTTCAAATCCTTTAAGCCTATTCTTTAGTGTACCTATATGCCCCAAGTCAATTTCCTTTTTATCACCACCATCTGGAAGAGTGTTGATTGTTATCTCTTCTGTCCATGGGGGAAGAAAAGAAAATCCTTCTCTATGATTTATTGCTGGTTCAAAGAAGGAGACATTAAACTTCTTTAGATAGTTAAACTCTCTTTCAATAATGTCTAGATACCTATCAAATAAGACAACTGGCTTTTTTGATGATGCATAAAAGTCTACCACTGCTGCTTGTGTGGCAAGCTTATCTTTATCTTTTACATAACGTGGTATCCAGTCAATTAATATAGAGTCTACATCTGGAAGTTTATCTTCATTCTCAAGATATACCAGTTCGTATGTTTTAGGCATGTGACCTAAAAGCCTTTTATCACAGTTAAATACACCTAGTCTCATTATTCACCTTTCGGTACTATTGATCTTTTTTGAGCCTGTTTCTGTGGATTATCACTACTTTTCTTTGGTAGCATAGGTTCTGCTATTTTCTTTCTTACCGGATCGGTAACTGCATCTAATCTGCATTCTGTACTTAAAGAATTTATAATTATTCTTCTAGTATTGAGCAAAGTATATAAATACCTAGTTGCTTCATCTGAAGAATAAGCTGCAATGTATGCAGTCCATGATTGATCACGGTTACCATCCATTTCATAATCAAGTCTGTAAACTTCAACTCTTTTAGCCATAATAATCTTCTCCTTCTTCTTCTAGTACCTTCTTTAAGAAAGTACGTGTCATTGCCAAGAGGATTTTCGGTTTTAATGCTACCGTTTCATCATCGTCTTGGTTATAATATTCTATTTTAATATCGTTTAGTTCTTCATCATCAAGATCTATTCCCATCTGGTCACATAGTTGTTTAATAGCTTCCTCTAAACAACCTTCACATTGACATTCTTCTGAATGCTTACCTAATGCAGCTTCTTTAGCTTGATTGTCTCTGTAGAAACCATAATCATCATAGTCTTTTGATGAATTTTTGTTTGGTCCTAGAATATCCTTAAACATTTTCTTTGCCCTCTTTCTGTTCTTGATATGTCTCCTTAAGAGATCTTAAAATAGCATTAATGCTTCCTAGAGCTTCCTCCATATTGGACATAAAGTTATAGAAGTAGTCTTCTAGGAAACGTAGCTCATTCTCAAGTTGTCCTATAGTAAAGAGAGTTGTCCCTTCTGCTGGAACTTGCTCTCCACTTTTTATTAGTGAATCTGCAATACACTTATCACATCTTAAAATAGTAAAAGTGAAATTCTCAGGATCATATTTTTCAAGCTTTAGTTGTGTATCATAAAGAGTACAGCATATATGGTCAGTACCTATATCCATAAACTCACATTCACGTACACATTCTCTTTTAGACATTTCAATCATCACCACCTTTCATTAGAGATATAACCACTTTTTATTCTCCTTAGATTTAAAGTACCACTTTACAGTTCGTTCTAAGGATCGTTCAAAATCAACCGGAAGATCCCATCCCATTTTTTCCATTTTAGATCCATCTAGAGCATATCTTAAATCGTGTCCAGGTCTGCTTGAATGAAAGTCAACTAATTGATATTCTAATGGTTTTTCTAGTATATCTGCTATTAACATTGCTAGTTTTAAATTGGTTACTTCTTTTTCTCCTACGATGTTATATTTTTCTCTAAATTGAAACTTGTCTAATAGAAAATGCAGTGCATGAGCAACATTTCTACAATGAATATAAAACCTAGATCCTGGAATGGTTTTTGTAGCATCCGAATGAATTGTTACTACTTCATTATTTAACACCTTTCTTATAATCAATGGTATGAATTTTTCTGGGTGTTGTCTTTCACCAAAGCAATTCATTCCATGTGTTATAAAGACTGGTACTCTATATGTATTAGCATATGCAAGTGCTAACTCTTCTCCACCTGCCTTTGTAGCTGCATATGGGTTAGTGCTATTATATCTATCCCACTCTTTGTAATTCATTCCTTTAGGAGCAGGACCAAAAACTTCATCAGTACTGAAATAATTGAACCCTCTAAGATCCTCTAGCTCTTTTGCATAGTTTAACATGTGCATGGTCCCTACTACATTTGACATAACAAATGGTTCTGGATCATCTATTGAATTATCTACATGTGTCTCTGCTGCTAAATGAAGAATATAGTCAACATTTTTTGTTTCTTGAATAACTCCAGGTGGGATAGGTCTGGTGAGATCTGTTGTGAAGAAAGATACTCGTTTATCATCGAAAGCTTTAATATCTCTAACACGGTCAAAGCCACTTGCTGCATAAGTAAGCTTGTCAAATATTACTATCTCCCATTTTGTGTTCTTAAGAAAGTGTTCTACTACATGGTGACCTGTTATTAAAATTTTCATGTTTCATGAATCCCCCTTAATATTCTAGTTCTCCATCTGTTAATAATCTTGGGTTTTGTGCAACTTCAGCATCAATTCGTTCTTTCATATACCCTATATAGTCTCTGACAGTATCTTCTCCGGTAGTAAAACTATCTTCAAGTATGTACCCATCAGAGAGTCTTATTATTGAAAAGTAGAGGTTATCCCATCCACCTAAAGCCCTTTCTCTTCTGACATCTATTTCAAAGCCCCTGTATATGACTTTCATATTATCTCCATTAAAAGTTTTTATGGTTTGAATAAAACTCTATTTCCTTTTTTATATTATCCCATTCTGGTATTATATTTGGTTCAGGTGTTGTATTGCCTTTACCAAACATCCACTCTTCTAGAGCTTTGGCTTTCTTTTTGTAGGCTTCAACTAATCCCTCTAATCTTTCTATTTCTCTATGATTCAAGTTCATCATAGATTCCTTTCATTGTCTCAGGTGGAGAGGTAGAACAGTGCTCCGTTTTTATATCTTGGAATTGCCCCTTCTCTCCTGAAAGCTTATTTTTGACCTTTACTCTTTGGGCATTATAGTTTCGTATTTCTAATGCTCTTCTCCCAACTTCTTCTAATCCCATTTCCCCTTCTTTTCCTAATCTAATATCAGCTTCTAATGCCCAAATAATTCCATTTATCCTGTGTAATTGTCTAATACACTTTACCATATCTTCAAAGTCTTCTGGTTTAGAATTGAGCAGTACTTCTTTAGCAAAGGCATAAAATTCTGGCAGTGCTTTCTCACCTGCCTTTTCTACTTTATGAAAGAGAATGGATAGTCTATCACATATTTCTCCTATATTCATTTCCATTACTCTTCTTCACCATCCTCTACTAGTTTTGCAGCTTCTTCTATTTCTTCATTAATAGTAGAATAGCCTGTATCGGCAATCCATTCTTCTAGTTTTTCCAGAATACTTTCATCTTCAAATAGATATTGTTTTAAAGCTTCCCTTCCCTGAATCTTTTTCTCTTCACCAACATCATACCAGGAACCAGAAGCAACAATAATACCTGATCCAAGTGCTTGTTCTATAATACCTGCATATGGATCAATACCTTTTCTATAGTCAATATCTACTATTGCTTCTTGGAATGGTGGATATAGATTATTCTTCAGAGTATATGCTTTGAGTCTTGTGCCTATGATTTGTTTCTTACTGGTGCCTTCCTCATCAGCATCCCCACCTTCTGTGATATACTCCTTTTTAAGGTTGATAAGGATTCTGGGAAGGTATCTCATTGCCTTACCACCACCAATTTGATCGGGCATTGGAACTAGTCCAGGTCTTCCATATAAATGGCCACAGGCAATACCGATAGAGTTCTGTTTAATACATAATGCAAGGAAGAGTCTGAACATTGCTTTAAGATCTTTTTGTAGGAGACCCTGATCTTGTTTGTATTTCCCCTTCTTTGCATCCTTTAATGCTTTCTGTCTCTGTAGGTTACCAATACTATCAATACCGATTATATATTTATCTCCAGAACCTTCTAATTGGCCAAGTATAGCTATAACCTCTTCAACAAAAGGTGTGTAAATATACATGCAGCTTTCAATATCTAATCCCCATCTCTCACAGAAAGTATTATTAATACCACCTTCCGTATCAATTATGACCGGAGTATAGCCTTTCTTCTGTGCTTCAACCATGCAGAGCACCATGAAGGAAGATTTCATACTTGCTTCTGGTCCAACAATACCAACAATGATCTTATTAGGAATACCTCTGAAAAAGCTACCGGAGATTATTCTATTAAGATCATAACACGGTGATTGTATCCAGTCTCGTTCTGCTGCTATGTTTGAATCTGCAAGAACAGAGACATGTACTCCTTTAACATTTGCTTCGATTCGTTTTTTTATGTCTGCTAGTTTCATATTATCCCCAACTCATATGTTTTGCTCCTGGTTTTTCTGGCTCTGGCTCTGATGGTTCTGGTTCTGGCTCTTCTTCTCCATCTCTTACTCTATGAAGGCTTTCACGGTCAAGTATCAAATGACCCATACCAAGAGCTTGTAAAGCTGATCTTTGTTCATTTATAATTCGTAGGTAGTCTTGCTCTATGCTTCGTATTTCTTCAGCATTCTTATATACTTTTAACTCTTCTACCTTCTGCTCTAGATCATCTACTCTTTCTTCCAGAAAGGCTATGTATTCTTCTCTTTCCTCCGTAACGAATGTTTCAAAAGAGTCTATATCCTTATTTATAAGACTATATAGGATATCTTCAATTTCCCATCCTGCATATTTTTTAGTAAGCCTTTCAATGAACAGTTTTACTTGTTCTTTATCAATTAATATGCCATTAATTAATTCAAATCTGTCCATATTTTCCTCCATTATATCATCAGCTATCCTTATTGTAAAGTAATTGTACTAAACCCACTTATCTTTTCTACTAGATAAGTTCTATCAACATCTATATCAGCTACTTCTTTACGATGAGAGATAAGAAATATCTTTAAACTATCTTCTTGTTGTTTCCATTTAACTATCCTCATTAATTTCTCTATACCGTAGCTATCAATAGATGAATCAAGAAGTTCATCAGTAACAAGGATGTCAGGAAAAATTCCAGCTTTGAGCCTAGCAAAGTCGAGAAGTGCCATTTGTAGTGATAGATCTATGCTACGTCCTTCTCCACCTGATAGACTTCCATAGGAAGCATTAGTTATTCCTGGTCCTTTAATTTCTGCTTCTAACCACTTATCTATTATAGCATAAAAACCATGCCCTGTTTCGGATAAATGATGATTTGTTCTTCTATTGAGATAGGGCATATTTGCAGAGATCACGAACTGCTTGATATTCTCATCTTTACAACACTCCTTAATGAAGTTTATATAGTCACTAAGAAGTTGGAGTTTTTCTGTTTCTTTTTGGTGTATTTCATTCTCTCCAGACAGAGAGACTATCTTTGCTCTCTCTGATTCGATTATCTCTTCAAAGCTTGCTCTTGTTTCTTTTTCACTTACAACTTTGTTTTCAAGGTTATCTATTAACCTCTCCAGGTTTTCTAACTTTTCAATTGCTAGTTTGTAGTCTTTAATAGAATGCTCTACATCTGCAAGTTCTTTACCTGCTTTGGTGCATTTTGTATTATACTTGGTGCTAATATCATCAAGCTTTTTCAAAGCATTTTTGTATCGTTCAACTATGCCCTTATTCTTTTTGATGTCAAGAGACTTTAGGACTGCTTTCTTTTCTTTAATATCACCATCTAGTCTTATGATGGTCATTAAGGTATCTTTCATTTTATGTATACTTTCACTCCTAATATTAACTTCCTTTCTGACCATACTTTTTTGAGCAACAGCTTCCTTTCTTCCCTCTTTAGCTCTCCATCTTTCTTTTTAGATCTGTAATCTTCTCTTCTGTTATCTTTTCACCACAAAGAGGACACTCATCTTCTTCCTCCATTACTCTAAGGTGTCCTACATCCTGTTCAATGAGAGTTTCAAGGGAAGAGATTTCTTTCTCATAGTTCATTTCACGAATAAGATGTTGGTCTCCTTCTGCTACAATTTCATCTCTTTCTTTTTCAGCTTCTTCTATTCCCTTTTCAAGTTTTTTCGGGTCACCATATTTAGCTCTTTCACTTTCAATCTGTTTTATCTCTGCTAAAGCCCCTCTAACTCTATCCATGTCAACTTGTTTTTCAAGAGTTTTAATTTTAAACTCTACATTTTCGACCTTGCTATTTATACTCAGAACGATATTCATTAGTACAGCATGGTTTTCTCCAGCTTTAATGATCTGTTTTTGGAGTCTTTCGTACTCTTTTCTATCTTCTGCATATCTCTCTTTAAGCTTTTCGTATTTGTCCTGTGCATCTTCCAGTTCTGAAGCTGAAGAGACAAGAGTTCTTATTTTGCTCTGGATGTTAGCAATGGTCCTGTTTGATTCATTAATAGTCTGCTCATTGAACTGAGACTTCATCAAGTGGTCACTAAGTTTCTTATCAATAGATCTCAACTTCTCATTACATTTCTCATTGATCTTGTTGAAAAGCTGAAGATTGAAAATACGTTCCAGGAACTTTCTTTTTTCAGGCTTTTTCATTGTGAGTACTGGAGAAGTAGTGTTGATGTTGGTGTAGACAAGAGACATGAAGGTGTTGAAGTCAATTCCTAGAACCTCTTCCTCCAGTTGCTTTTGGAATATATCTTTTCTTGCATCTATAGGAACATCAGTGCCGTTCTTTGAGACTGTGAATGCATCTGGCTTCAATGCTCTATAAATAATATATTCATCCTTGCCTTTATGGAAAGTGATTGCAACTTCACAATTCTTTCTGTTTCTCCAATTGACTATCTGTTCAAGTTTTATATCACGATTTACCTTTCCAAAGAGGGCAAAAGGAATGGTTTCAAGAAAAGAGGATTTTCCTGATGCATTTGATCTGTCCTTGGCATGATCAAGACCAAGAATCAAATTAAGCCCATAAAGAAAATCCACTTCTTGCCATCTGCTACCAAAGCTTAGGAAGTTACGGAATCTTATTGAATCAATTTCTAATCTCACTTCATTTCCTCTATCACAACATCTATAAAGTTATGGAACATAGTAAGGGCAGTTTTAAATTCAAGCCCCTCTGGTATTTCTGATTTTTCCAGGTAGCTCTTGACTATCTCTTTCTCACTTTTCATTTCTACTTCTTCATCAATGATGTCTCCTGTAAGATCAACAGCAGCATTGGCAAAGTCAGTATAAACTTGAAGGGGATTTCTCATTTGGATTTCTTCAAGCATTTCTGTGTTTTTAGTAGTTCCATAGTCTCTATCATAAATTATTTTAATTATATTACCTTCTATATTTGTAAGGTCTCCAAAACAATCTGTATTAATGATAATGAATTTTGGTGCCTTGTTATATTCAACAAAATCAAAGTCTCCACCATTGTCAGTGTTGGGATAATAGAAATAATATCCTCTAGAGCTACCTGCATCTCCAAAGTCCTGTTGATATGGAGAACCCAAATATTTGATGCCATCAATCCCATGAGTAGGTGTATGAAAATGACCCGAAACAACCATCTTAAATTTTTTAAAATCACTGGCATTAAGGTTTGCCCTTCTCATTATATATCCATCATTCATCTTGAAACCATTGATTTCGAAATGCCCCATGAGTACAGGACATTCAAGATGTTGGAAGTTCTGGCTCCATGGCACTAAACCTATTTGCCAAGGTTCAAGACAAATTGGATCATCTACTATATGAATGTTTGTAAATTCTTTGAGTGTAACTAGGGAGTGAGGGTGAGTTTGGTTTTTAAAGTATTGATCATGGTTGCCTACCACTATCCATGTTTCAAATTGATTGAGAATGTTTCCTATTTGATGTGCATAATTGAGAGTTTTAACATTAAGTGCTCTTCTATTATCATAGAAATCACCAAGATGTATTATGGTATTTACATTACGTCTATCACATTCATCTGCAATTTCTTTGAAGAGTTCTAATACAACCTCATGCCATATATCAGCAGATTTGAAAATTCCTAAATGTGTATCGGTAACGATACAAAGTGGGTCCACACATTAACTCCTTTGTTTCTTAATAAGACTTTTAAATACAGAGTCCATCCAATTGGAGGATCTATTCGGATTATAGCTCATATTTCTTATAAAGTGCTTCAGGAAGAGTTCTGGGTTATGTTTCACTTCTTCTAGCCAGTTAACCAGTTCTTCTTTCTCTTCTTGTTCTTTTTCTAGTTCTTTTATCCAGTCAATTTGTTCCATTAATCAGTCCTGTAAAATCTACGAGTAGCACCACATTTGGGGCATTTAAAAGACCAGTTTTTAACCTGTCTAGCTTTGACTTTCGTATCATAATCACATTTTTCACATCGTGTTCTTAGTATACCTTTTTCAGCCTGTTCCTCAACAGCTTCCCAATATTGCCAAGAATCCATTTCCATAAATACAACCTCCACAAATTGTTTTCCTATATTACAAGCTTTAGGGCTTGTTCTACTACATCTTCTGGATCTGGGAGATATGGTCTTATATCCCCATCTTTAACCCAATCAAGTGTTGCACCATGGACCTCAGTTGGATTAGAGCTAATATCATCACAGGTCAGTCTTTTGTAAAGAGAGATAGTTTTGTAGTCTCTTCCACCCTCTATACCACCACCTCTCCATGGAAGCACATGGGATGGGTGTTTACAAGTGGGAATAAATAAAATCCAATTATCAAATGCACCTGCAATATGAATAGGTGCAGAGCAATTTGATATAGTTACTCTAGCTTTGCTTATTATAGCAAACAAACCTTTAACTGTTAACATATCACGAAAATCTCTTATACCTTTTGGCAAATCTACCTCAACATATCCTTGTTCGTCTGATATGTGCTTTCCTATAATACCAGTATTTTTATGTTCCTTGTAGATGCCGTTAATTACTGCTTCCCACCAGTCTTTAGGAAATGTTTTACTTTCCCATCCTCTGCCAGGATGAATTAGAATCATGTTTGAAAACCCTCTTAATGACCCACCATTTAAATTTCTTAATTCGTTAAGTGCATCTTCTGTTACTTCTAATTGTATTTGTCTGTGCTCATCTGGTAGGATTTTTCGTATACATGAAAGACTTGAAAAATCTTGTGAATGCATTAGTGTTTGTGCTGCTACATTCCAAACATCTGGTCTTCCTTCAGGACTTGGCATTGTCTCCATATGATAATCAGGAACTCTTTTGGTATTATATGCCCTTGAGTGATATATTCTAATTCTGTCTTTCATGTGATGATAAATTTCTGGCCAATCTGTTCTAACAACCATATCAGAGACCGGAAATGCAACATCCTTTATATATCTAACAACAGGTTCAGCATCTATTTGATCACCTATACCACCACCAACAGTAATAACAATATTTCGTGGATATTTGTCTTTGTGATCACCTTCATTTGCTTTCCATATCTCAAGATCTTGATTAATAATGCTCATTAATTCTGTTGTATTAACATTGTCGGGAGCACCAGCATAATGGATTATATAAGAATTATATCTTTGGTCACCTGTTATTTCATCCATACATGTCATTCTATTATAAGGATATGGTAAATCAAACATCTTCCATTCATCTCTGAAGATCTTTAAATTAATATAGCCTTGTTCATACATTCCTAGTTTAATAAGTCTTTCGGGTAGTTTGAAAAGAACTCTATGTTTTTTAGATAAAACCATTACACCGGAATTGTAATAGGATCTACCATCCCATTTAGGAATTTCCTCTTTATAAGCCATTACAGCTTCACGTAGGGATTCCATTCGTGAAACAAAATGACCTTCATTAAACATTCCTATTTTATCTGAGGGAACTATTTCGGTAAGGTCAGGACAATCATCTCTAACAATAATGTCTGTGTCGAGAAAAATTATTCTGTCATAATCTGGAAGCAGATCATAGAGCAAGAATTTGCTCCAGTGAGGTTGATTACAAGTTAACATATCACTTAATACTATGAAATCTGCTTTGATCCTTTTTGCATATGCTTCTAAGGTAGGATGAGTTAATGTAGCTAATGCTTCAAATTTATTTCCAATTGTTAAAGTTACTACAGCTTTCTTCATATGTACATATTCCTCCACAGGTAATTTTTTTACATTGTATCATAAGTTATTTAGATTGTAAATTATGGATTTCCATATGCAGGTGTCCATCCAGCAGGAGGGGCAACACTGCTTGCCTTTATCCAATCAAAAGTAACACCAAAGGATATAACAGCAGGTGGATTGACAGGATCTTCATCGGCATGGTTTGCAAACAAGCCAATGAAACCTGACTTTCCTGCAAATTGGCTAATAGTCCAGTTTCCTATAAGATTCCAGGTAGTGCCATTGTTTGACCACCATACAGAAATACTAGTATTTGATCTATAGATTTGGAAACCCAAATTCATATCTGTATTTCCTGCTGCTGATCTTGTAGATCCAACACCATTTATTACTTGTCTTACCTCTCTCTTTTCACCATCTGCATAAGTTCTCCAAGCACCGAACCAGTTCAAATGGTCAATCCAGAAGAACATACCACATCTCTGCCAGTTTGAACTTACCCAGAAAGAAGGATTGATTCTAAAGAAACAGTTAATAGTAAATACTGAAGAACCCACATAGGAAACGGCATAAGCCATATTTTGTGTATCAGTGGAAGCTCCATCACCGGACCACATTTGCATCCCATTACTTCTACCAACTTGACCCCATGTTAACCAATGTGGAGCTAGATTAGAAGAAGCACCATATGATGTATCAAAGAAATCATATCCAGGGAAGAACATTTCATCAAAACATGGTAGAGTTGAAGCTGGAGTATATAATGGTGTTCCACCAACTGTTTCTATTGTATCTATGCCCAATCTTCCTCCACCACCATAACCCCATTTCCAGGTTCTACATCCTTCAGGTCTTTGCTCTAAGCCAATATTATGGTAGTACCCTGCTTTGATATCTGTAAAAGAGATTGCTTTACCAACAGGATCAAACAAATCATCACGATAATCGTCAGTCCATATTGATCTAGTTCCAGGTGCAAGATTATAGCCAGGACCAATACCACTTGCTAACCTGTCGAAAATCCAACTTCTATATACTGATATAGGAGAACTATAATTAGTACCAGAAGATTCTATTCCAAGAGCACAACCATGACTAACTCCAGCTTCTTCACCTCTACCCCATGCCCATACAGAACCATCTTCTTTTAATCCCATGGAGTGTAAAGAACCTGCTGCCATTTTTACAAATTTGTGACCTCCAGCAATTGGTGTTGGTGATCCTCTGTTGGTTTGTGTACCATCACCAACTTCTCCATAATCATTAGTACCCCATCCAAAGGCATTACCACCAACATCACAACCAAGAACAGTGTAGTTAGTTCCAGGGGAAATCATTCTCCAATTATAATCACCATAAACGGATACTGGAGTGCTTGCATCACCTCCTGGTGCTCCAAGAGCACCATCATAATCTCTTCCCCATGCCCATGCTTCACCATTTGCTTTGATTCCAAAGGTTGTTCTACCATTACATACTAAGTCTACAAAAGAATGTCCACCAAAAACGGATACAGGAGAACTTCTTGAAGTATTAGGAAGATTGGCACCAAGTTCACCATATGTATTACCCCCCCAACACCATACAGAACCATCGGCTTTCATACCACATGTATGAGAAAACCCTGCACAAACTTTTTCAAAAACATGCCCACCAGCAACGGAAACAGGGTAGCTACTGTCAGTTGTTGAATTGTTACCCAATTGACCTGCTGAATTATCTCCAAATGTTCTGGCAGTTCCATCTACTTCTAATACGATGTTATGATAAGTTCCAACACCTATTGCTTTAAAACTTCTGGATTTAATTAAAGTTGGAACCCACCTATCGGTAATATCACCTATACCTAATTGACCTTGACTGTTATCTCCCCATCCCCAGAGAGAACCAGACATTAAAGTAGTTTGGTAAGCACATTCTATATCAAACTCACATGGTAGAGGTATTGCAACTGGAGTAGATGTTGGATTATCACATGGAATATCTCCCCATTGCCATATTTGACCATTTGCATCTAGAGCATAACTGTATTGTGTTCCAGCAGCAATGTCAATAATGTTTGAAAGTCCTGGTACTGAAATTGGAGATGATTTATTAGTTGTAGTACCATCACCTAATTGCCCTCCAGCATTGTCTCCCCATGCCCACACTTCATCAATTTCCGATATTGCTAGGTTATGATTGTCACCTGCTGCTATATCTTTGAAGAGAATATCAGTTGGAACTAATGTTGGGGATGCTTTAACTGTTTCAGGTGTAATTTGAGCTAATGATGTTGCAGTGGGTATTGATTTTCCTGCTGTTGTATTATCACCAATATGTTGCCAACTACCCCATGCCCAGACTTGACCATCAGAGTCAATAGCAACAGTTCCACTCTCACCACCAATTACAAAATTAACAAAACTATATGACTGACCACTTCCAAGAACTGATGTTGGGCTTGATACAACAGTAACAGTGCCAACACCACACTCTCCATTATTGTTTTCTCCCCACATCCAAAGGGAACCATCTGCTCTAAGGAAACCGTGAGTTGCTGATTGTATTCCAGTTGCAACTTTGATTGCATTATGTGGTGAACCCAAAACTATTGTTGGAGTGCTTCTGTTTATCGGACCTCCCATAAAAGCCCAAGGTGGAGACATAGCATTGTAGTATTCGTTATAACCACACATCCAAACATTACCACTATTATCTAACCATATAGAATTAGCTTCTCCCATACTTGCATTTTTCCAAACTGAGGGCCAACCCACACCTGTAGCCACAGGGTCAGGTGACCCTCTGCCTGTTGTATCATTTGTACATAGTCTACCTTGGCTATTTTCCCCCCAGACAAACCCACCACCAGCAAAGTCAAGAGTTAGACCACCATTTGAACCCATAGAGAGAAGTTTGTGTGCTCTTGCTATAAATGGATGAGTACAACCAACACCACAAGCAGAGTGCATAATTGCTTCTACATCTTTTGGGCTTGAAAAACTAGTTGCTCCACCAAGACCTGCTAATGGATACTGACCTGTATTCCCCCAACAGAATAGATATCCAAATTCGTCTAAAGCACATGCAGTATTACCAGCACCAGTAGCACCAATCCAGAATTTGTAGGCACCAGAATAGAGAACCGATGTTGGAGATGATTTATTAACTTCCCATTGACCATTTCCAAGATTTCCTTGAGTTGCTTCCCCCCACATCCACATAGAACCATCTTCTTTAATTGCCCATGATTGATTGTCTCCAAATACTCCAATACCTGCACAAACTCCAGGAACACCACAAGCTTCATCTCTATCTAAAGCAGAGTTAAGAATATTTCTTGTATCTGCTGCCCATCCTTGAGGTCCAGCTACGGTAACAGGAGAACTTCTATCGGTTAAAGTACCATCTCCAAGTAAACCCCATCCAGGAGAAAAAACATAGTTAAGACCCCACATCCAAAGTTTTCCTGTATTACGATCTATTGCACCAGAAAAACCAGTAGAACCAGCACCAATTGCTCCTATTTCAAATTGAACTCCACCAAGCTGACCAGCATCATCACATCCCCATGACCATACAGTACCGTCTGCTTTAAGACCTATAGAGTGGCATTCACCAGCATCAACCTTAATAAATTCGTGATCACCAAGGACAGAAACAGGAGAAGATGCAGTAACAGGAGCAGTTCCAGTGCCTAATTGTCCAGTTGTTCCTCTACCCCATGACCATAGAGAACTATTTCGTTTTAGACCTAGTATATGATACCATCCAGCAGCAATATAGTCGAATTTATGAATACCAGCAACTATACCTGGAGTGCTTTTTCCTGTAAGAGTACCATCACCTAATTGACCGTATTGGTTGTCTCCCCATGAAAAAACTCTACCGTCATTCCTAAGTCCATAACCAGACTTAAGACCTGCTGTTACTTGAGTAAAAATTCCATCTGACAAAACTGCTATTGGACTGCTTCTATCTGCCATGTTTTATCCATCTCCTAATTGTCCTAGGGCATCATCTCCCCATGCCCATATCTTGCCATCCTCATCAATACCAAGGGTGAAGTCTCCACCACCTGACATATCAATCCATTTCTTATTTCCTATTACTTGCACTGGAGAACGTCTATTTGTTATTGTACCGTCACCAAGTTTTCCATCAGTATTACAACCCCATGCCCATGCTTGCCATGAGGTAGTACATTTTAATAATGTTGAATGTAAATAATTACCAGTGTTAGGTAGTAAGTTTACACACTCTTCTGCTCCGATTGCTCCACAATGTGGAATACTTCTAGCACTCTGGTCAGTATGATGAAGCAATTTTCCATATTCACCTGCTCCCCATGTACAAATAGTTCCATCCTTTTTTAATGCATATGTATGCATTTCACCAGCAGCAAAATCAATAAATGTGTGATCACCATAAACAGAAGTTGGTGTGCTTTTCTGATCTAATGAATTAACTCCAAGCTGACCATAATCATTTCTGCCCCATGCCCATACTTTATAATTGCTATCTAAGGCAATATTGTGGTAACCACCTGCATCAATGTCAATAAAATCCTGACCACTTGCAGGAACTTCACCACCTGATGGTAAAATAGGTATTTCATCTCCAGTATCAACACCTATAGTTCTAATTATTTCTTTACCATTAACAGCAACACCAATCCAGTCAACAAAACCTGCTGTATCTGCTAACATGCCCCAATCTGCTCCAAATCCCCAAGTACCAGCACCAGTAATGTCATTATCCTCTATTATCATATCCCATCCTCTTGGCATAGGATATCCATAAGGCCAAGCTTTGCCTTTTAGTATATTTCCTTGGATTCTGAGCCTAATCCACATCCAATCTCCGTTTCTCCAAAGATTGCCTTGTAATGGGACATAAACACCTGTATCAGTGTTATATCCAGGGCAACGGTGATGTCCAGGATTTTCAACACAGAATACACAATGTCTAGGTACAAGCATTTCTCCTAGACTAGTAAACGAACCATTTACAATTTTCATCATTCTTACTCCACCATCATTTCCATGGTTAAAGGCAAAACGATAATATGTATTAGTGGTTTGGCTTATATCTTTAACTCTTCCACAAATATGGAGAAAGTCATGATAACTTTCATCACCATGTAGTTTCATTAAAGCTAATATATCTTGATCTTCATAATTATCTAGTATTCTGTTGGCAATAATATTGTCATTAGTAGCACCTGAATGTTTTCTTCTTGCAGTCACAGGACCGAATTTATTTGTTGTTCCAAAATCTCCAGGGTCAATAATTGTCCATTCACCATTTGGATATTGTCCATGCTCCCAATCATTGCTAAATCCCAATCCAGGACCAAAACATGGGTGTGTTCCATATTGGCAGAAAAATCCAAGAGAGAATGTAATTCCACCATCCCAACAACAATAGCCAGAATATTCTGTATATTGGCTGAAATCTGTATACCAATCGGGTGTTATTATTTCCTGTTGTCCTGGAACTTCTATTGCTGCTTCAGTTCCACCACCACCAGCACCAATATCAATACCTGCTGCTGTTGATGCTTGTGTAAATGTATTGTCTCCCCATGCATATACTTGACCATCTTGAGCCAATGCTAATGAGTGCTCTGCTCCAGCAGCAACTTTAACATATTTCTTTGATGGAAGACCTGTAACAGCAACCGGAGAACTTCTGTTAATTAAGTCACCTACTCCCAATTGTCCTTTATTATTTCTGCCCCATGCCCATACACTTCCTGTTGAATCAATTCCAAGAGAGTGATAGAGTCCAGCAGCAGCAGTTTCGAATCTTCCTATACTTCTTGGTGAAGCTTGATTTGATAAGAATCCTAATAGATATTGTGCTTCATCTGCTGGAAAGTAAGGACTTGTTTTTCCTTGTACTGCAAGAACACTTACCGGAGAACTAAAGCTTGTACTTCTAAAGTTTCCATATGGAAATCCCCATCCCCAGAGAAGACCGTCTTCATCAAGTGCAAAAGTAGAATTTGCTGCACAAATAATTGTAACAAAGGAACGTCCACCTACTACTGATTTTGGAGAATTTCTTTGTGTTCTTGTATTGTCACCTAACTGTCCGTAGGTGTTCCATCCCCAACACCATGCAGTACCGTCACTTGCTCTTAATGCACATGTATGTCTATATCCACATGAGAAATCTTTCCAGCCACTATTATCATTAATCGGTCCTGCCACTGCAACCGGAGCACTTGTCCAATTACCTGTAGTATCCCCTAATTGATTATAATCATTATATCCCCAACAGAAAATTCTACCACCACTTTTTCCTATATCTGATGCACAGGCAAAATTTTGTCCTTGGTCAACATGTGTTACATACCATCCTTGTTCACATTGATAATCAAGCAGTCCTTGTATCAAGTAAGGGACAGGCATTTCATATGGAGCACAACATGTTACTGGTGAACTTCTATGTACATTATCCCAATCAGGTACTTTCCATTGAGCACCTGCTGCCATTAGAATCCCTCTAGTTTGAACCCCTCTAATTCTATAACCCCAATCAGGTACTTCCTCTCTTCCTAAAAGATTGTCACTCCATCCAATAGTAAAGGTGTTATCATATTCGGCACTAACATGACCTACTTTACCCCAAAGAGGAAGTGCAATTGGAGATGTTACACTATTAGTATTACCTCTTCCTAACTGACCATAGTTGTTATATCCCCATCCGTATAAAGTACCATCTTCACCTATGGCAAGACTATGATTAGATCCAGCATCAACTATTCCTTTCTTTCCACAACTATTACACATTAAGTCTGTTCCAGGTCTCATTACCTTTACCCCTCCAGGTAGAGGAAGGACTGCTCTTGGAGTGCTAGTATTTACTAAGGCACCAATACCACATCTATGGTAGTTATTATAGCTACAATAACCCCATGCCCAAAGGTCACCAGTTGCATCTACTGCTATGTTAAAATAGTTGCCCCCATTTCCTATATCAAGAAAAATATGTCCACCATAAACTGACAATGGAGAGGATTGATTACCACTTATATTAGCACCTAAGCTACCTAGGGTCTGTTGCCCCCATGTCCATGCTTGACCTGTTGATTTTTCTAATATAAATCCTGCTGACTCTGAACCTTTAGTAAGCCAAGGATAGGTCAATTCTTGTGAGTATTCGATTAAGGCACCTTGTTCACCCAACTCTTCTGGGGTAGCACCAGAAGGTGCCACAAATCCCAATTGACCATAATCATTTCTGCCCCATCCCCATAAAACTCCATTTATATCTATTGCCATGCTATGGTCTGCTGAAGACGAAACTTCTACAAACTTTCTATTTCCTTGAACGGCAACCGGAGAGGATTTACTAATATTAGTACCATCACCTAATTGTCCATAAGTGTTATCTCCCCATGCATATACTTTACCGTCATAATTTAAACCTAGTGAATGGTTTCTTCCACCTGCAATGTCAATAAGGTTCAGATCTCCCACTAATTCTACTGCTTGTGGGTCTACTGCTGGTACTACGTCAAAATCACTGAAACTGACATTAAAAGGAGTACCACTTCCAGCTTGTGCTGCCCATAGACCAATATATAGAGGTTCAGAAGAAGTAATCAAAAAACCAGTTTCAGGATTTGCATCAACAAAGTTTATACCATCAATGCTATAAGAACATTCAATTACTCCATTTGTTCTTGATATTCTCATCCAAATTGGGGAAACATTTATTAAAGGATCTGCACCAGTACCATCGAAATTTCTATTATTGTTTAGGGTAGCATCAAAATGATAACAGTTAAGATATTTAAAACCACTATAAATCACACGAAGTCCAGCTTTTTTAGAAGCAGCAGATGAACTTTCTGCTACTACAAGACCTGCTTGTTCAGAGTTTTGGTTGATAGTATCAACATGATATATTTTAGCAGTTACTATAAAATCAGATTCGTTAACTATCTGGTATACCCAAGTCGGTGTAAAAGTGGCAGAACTTTGACTTCCTGCACCTGCTGTTATAGTTAGATAACCAGCACTTGCTGCTTCAGTGAAAGAACCCCCTCCACCAAGGTCTTGTTGAGTCCAGTAGTCAGCTATAACAGCATCTTCAAAAACATCAGGATATAATCCAGTGAGTGTACTATATTTAGTATAGTCTCCTAATTGACCATATTTGTTACTTCCCCATGAAAAGATCTTACCTGTAATTGGCATATTTTTAGTACTCCAAGTAAAGTGAGTGGTCTTCTAAATAACCTCTTCCTAATATATTTAGTGTAATTAAGTTAAAATCTGGTATTGATACAGGACTACAATAGTTTGTTCCAGCACAAAATGGAGTCTTGCCCCATACCCATACAGAACCATCTAATTTGATTGCTATAGTATTATATCCATCTTTTGCTGCCCATACATCAATGAAAGAATGTCTACCAATAACTGATGTTGGTGTGCTTCTATCTGAGTAATCACATACACCAAGTTGACCATAATTGTTTCTTCCCCAACACCATACAGAACCATCGGCCTTTAATCCACATGCATGACCTTCTGATATACGTCCACCAGCAGTAACTTGAATAAATGAGTGCCTACCTGATACTGATACTGGTATTGATTTATCAACAGTTGTACCGTCACCTAATTGTCCATAGGTATTATCTCCCCATGTCCAGAGTTTGCCGTTTATGTCAATACCATAACTTGACTGTGCTCCAGCAGCAACTTCTATGAATCTTGTTTCTAATGTTCTAGGTGAACCACCACCTATTAATAGTTGACCATCTGATATATCCTCTTTCCACAAATGGATTTCATCTATTCTTCCATGAAATTGTGCATCACCTATCCATCCATGGTTCATTATAGAAAAGGTAGTAACTGGAACAATAGTTAATGGAGCAGCAAGTACCCTTTGAGTTACAAAAGTTCCATTAAGAAAATATTTTTCAATCTGTGTTGTGCTATTATAAGTTACATGTAATGTATACCAAGTTTCTGGATCAAGAGTAGCAACAAGTTGGTTTTCACCTTCATGACCTGCATAAAGTTCTCTTGTGCTCTTTACATAATAGGCTCTGATTTGCTCTCTCCAGTTTGTTTGACTTCCATACCAGAATAATACCTGTCCACTTCCAACACCAGCACCAGCAATTGGAGTTCTGAAAACAACTTTGTAACTAAAATCAAAATTGCCTGTTCCCCAATTTCCGTAATGAGCCTGTACCCAAACATCAGCTAGTGGAGCACCAGTATTAAAATCGAAACCTGTTGCACCATCCAATGAACCAAAAGTTCTAGTTTTTGCTTTTGGTGTATTAGGTCTATATCTCCATCCAGTGCTTTGCTCATCAAGGTTGTCAAACTCAATAACATCATATATTGTCAGACCATGGTGAAAACCATCATAGGCATTATTACCTCTGCTACCCTGTACCCAACAATATGGGTTCATGTTATATCCACCATAGCCAGGAGGATCACCTGTTCCCCATTCCATATAGACTTGTAATGAATCAAGAAAACCAAGTCTGTTAACTGATAATCCTTGGGGATTTGGTGCAATAATAGCAGAGAAATCACCATTAACACCAAAGAAACTTTCATATCCAGCACTTCCACCAGGATAAACATTTTGATCCCAATCAGTAAGATTTGTAGTCCAATCAAGTTTTTTGGTATCTTGGTCATACCATTTGTTTACCGATTTAGTACCATCCAAGAAAGTAATAGCTTGGCCTACCATATCAGCTACTCTTCCTGTAACAGTATTTCCAGCAGATGATTGAAAATTGTAAAATGCTGGTTCGAACCATGCTTGAAGTGTATTATTAGGACTATTATCATTTGAATTGATTTTCCATGATATGAGATTTAGCATCTTGTCTGCATTTCCCTTAGTTATTGCAGATGATGAATATACACCGGAACCATCAACATGTTGCCATTCTCTGGTTTGAACAATAAAGCCATAATCATCAAGAGATTCTACAACCCACCATCCAACATCCATATCACCACTTCCATCATATCTATCAATTAATATACTAGTAGGACTGGTAATTTTAGCCCTTACCATAGCATCTCTCCATACATTATTAGTGCCTTCACATCTCCAAGAGTGATAGATAAAAGCTTTTGACATACTAACAGGATCAATTGTTATAGTTGCACTTTGACCACCTGCATCAATTCTACCTTTTTGTACTCTAACTCTATTAGAATTAAATTCTACTAAGAATACACCTATCTTTAATTGACTTCCTGTTGTTGTTCCTCTAGAACATCTAACACTTCCACCTTCCAATAGTATTCTACAGAAGTCTCTATTGAAGTTTGTGCTACCAGTTGCAGTAACATGTTGTATTCCAGACATGAACGGAACACAGTTATCTAAAATTTGTCCTTTAGATGGTGATTGATATTCATTTGTTTCACCTGAAGATAAGTTAAATTCAAAAAACTCTACTGATAGAACTAGTGGTTCAATCCATGGTACAGGATTATTAGGGTCTCCTTCAGAAAATTCAAATCCTCCTGTTTGCCACTGACATGGATAAACACCTGTTCTATTGAAAACAATACCAGCAGGATCTAGACTATCTGATACAATTCCATCTCTCCAAGTATATGATACGTCTGGTTGTGCTACTTCTTGAGGTAAAGTTGGATAAGCAGAATCATCATTTGTTCCATCACCTAACTGTCCATATGCATTACTTCCCCATGTCCATACTTTTCCTCTTTGGTCAAGTGTAATAGTATGCTCATCTCCAGCATCTATTTTTCTGAATCGTCTTCCAGCACCAAGAGCAATTTCTTCAGGTGAATATCTATCAGTTGTGTCTCCCACTCCAAGTTGACCATAATTATTCAATCCCCATGCCCATGCTTTGCTATCAGTTTGATCAATCATTAATGAGTGACCCCATCCAGCAGCAGCAGCATTTCCATATATTCCTAATAATCCACCATCGGTATTGCCTTTTACTATTTTTACATAATCTCTATCTACTCCTGGACCTAAATAGAAATTTGTTGGTCTAGCACTAGGTGGTGAAACAGATGGTAGTTGAACAGGGGAATTAACACTTGTATTTAAGCCTGATAAATACCCTGATCCCCAACAATAAACAGAACCATCTTCTAATAAACCACATGTTGCATTATCACTGGCACCAATTGAAACAAATGACATACCACCTAAAACAGATACAGGGGAACTACTACTTACATTAAATGCTCCTGTTCCTAATTGACCAGATGTTCCTCTTCCCCAACACCATGCAGTACCGTCACTTGCTCTTAATGCACATGTATGGTCTTGACCACAAGAGAAGTCTTTCCAGTACACCCCACCAGCAACACTTACAGCAGCACTTTTGTTTGCTATAGTATTATCTCCAAGTTGACCATAGGTGTTCCTACCCCAACAGAATAATTGACCACCATTATTGTCTATAGCAGCAGCACATGCATGAGTATTACCAGCACTAATCTTATTTGCTGCAAGTTGCTGTCCACCAACTTCTTTAATGACTTCTACTGGACTATTTATGGAAGTGGTTGTACCGTCACCTAACTGACCAAAACTATTTTGTCCTGTTGCCCAAACAAATGCTGCTGGTTGTAATGCTCCCCTAGGTCTTGGCCAACTAGGTAATACTGGATTTTCTGGTAAAGGTTCCCATTCAATACCATATGATGATGATTCTCCACATGCAATTTCTCCTATTTGCATTCCATACCAAACTGATACCGGAGAACTTTTATCAACATATGTTCCATCACCCAAAGCACCACCACGAACATTTGAATTTCTTCCCATACCATAGACTTGTCTATCTTCACCAATAAGCAAAGAAAACTCATCACCACCACATATAAGCCCATGTTTATTACAATCATTGCACATATAGGTTGTACCAGGATACATGGCTTTTATTCCTCCTGGTAATGCAAGAATCTGTACAGGACTATCATAAGCTGTGAGATTACCAGTTCCTAGTTGTCCGTAACTATTATTTCCCCATGCATAGACATCTCCATTAACAGTAATAGCTAGACCGTGATTTGAACCTAATCCCATGTTTACCCAAAAAAGATTACTTAAAACTGAGGAAGGAGGGGTTCTATTTACTATACCAAACCCAAATCCACTACCATGACTACCTAAAATACCACTACCCCATGTAAATATCATTCCAGTTGCTCTTTCTAAAATCTGTCCTGTTCCCGATGCATTTCCATCAAATAACCATGGGTAATAGTTACCATCACCTAATTGACCATAAGTATTATTTCCCCATGTATATGGAGCACCACTGACATCAAGAGCAAGTGTGTGTGCTCTTCCGGTTGCAAAAACTCTTGAAAAGTCTAACTCACCTGTATCAATCAATGTTGGTATTTCTGTTGGCTCTGTGCTTCCTGTTCCTAACTGACCACCAGCAGCACTACATCCCCAACTCCAAAGATTTCCACTTTGTCTTCTAGCAATAACAAAACCATTACCATATCGTGCTGCCATAATTCTGTAGTATTTGAATTGTACTTTAGGATCTTCATAGTCTTCACCAATATTGAAAAGTGTTTGCTTTACTTTTGCAATTTTGGTTCTATCTAGAGTTCTACTTCTTATATCAATAGATTCTAATGGGTTTGTGGGATTCACTCTTGCCATATATTATCTTCCTTGTATGCTATGTATTCTTCTTCTTTGTATTCTTCTGTATCTATGTACTATTGCTTCACTGAAGTAAGGATAGTCATAAGGCCAAAATTCATTTTCAGTCCATACAGCTTTGTTAATTAACAGTCTTAGCTCATCCATATATCCATGGTATAGGTCTGTATCACTGGTTCCTCTACCAATCCACATAGGTCCGGTTAGGTTAGGAATATTGAAGTTTTCTGCTGTTTGCACCTGTTTAATTCCTTTAATATACATTCTCCAAACTTGTCCTGTATTTCCAGCACCAGTTACTTCTAATGATCTTGTTAGTGCAGCATGTGACCATTCATTTAATGGAACTGTACCGGATGTTTGTAATGAAAATGTAGCAAGACCATCTTGTATATAGAAATTCAATTTCCCTGCTGAGTCAATATACCAGTACCATCTGGTATTTTGAAGCATGAGACCTGCATAATTAAAATGACTTAATGGATATAACCAAGCATCTAAAGTAAAATCTTTGTCATTTATATACCAGTTAGAATGATCTGGCAGTTGTAGTGAATATGGTGTAAAACCATCTTGTGAGCCAGGAAAATATCCACACTGAGTGCCAAATCTAAAAATTCTTAATCCTGTATCTACTCCACCTCTGGTTACTTGAACAGGGTTCCATATAGGTAATCCTGCTTGTGCTTCATCTTCTATATCAGTTCCGAAATTAATTAATAGGTGTGTATTAGCATCTGTTTCGTATACACTATAAATATCAAAGTCAGGAGAAAAAGTGTTTACAAATCTTGTTGTTGTACTTATACGGAACTTTCTCATTGTTCCACTATAGTAATTTGCTGTATTACCGTCTTGACCTATAAATATATCACTATCTATTAATTCATTGCCGAACTCATAAACATCAGAATCTTCTAATATACCATCAAGAAACAGTCTGAATGTATCACCTTCTTTTGTTAATGCTATATGATGCTCGTCAGTATCGGTAATTTCAGTTCCAGTTAATGATACCAAGTCTACTCCACCAAATCTGAAGAGAAATTCTATACCAGTTCCGTTTATATGCTGCAAATGGCATCTGTTATTAGAATCATCATATTTGCCATAATATGTCTGAGATCCACCAAGGCTAGAATGTTTTATGATGAAATCAATTTCCCAATCAGGATTAACAGGTGATAGTGTATTTGCTTTGGCAACCTGAAGATATGCACTGCCATTGAACACACCTTTCCCATAACCACTGACAGAATCAGCCCATGTTGCTCCACTTACTGTAATGGTTTTGTTTTGTCCTGAAGAATCTGTAAATGGCCATTCATCAAACTGGAGTAGTAAACCATCTAGTACTTGTAGTCTAGGGAAACGTAATGTGAAAGGACAACTTCCAACACCTGTTAATGCTTGGTTGAAATTGAAATCAGGCATGTTCTCTCCTTATATTGAACTATACTGCTCTGGTGTTTGCACACCGTATGCTATCAATGCTTTATCAGAGTTCCTTTCTGCAATAATGTGCATCTCTCTATCATCTGGTAAACCTACAAATTCATAATCACCAGCAGAAACACCTTCCTGTAATCTCCATACTTTCCATGTATCTGGGTCAATAACTCTAATTGCACAATCATGAGTACATGTACCACAAAACTTATAGGCTTTCACAGGAACATCATAAACAGTAAAATAGTTAGGACTATTTAAAATGCCAAATACTCCTTGTGGTGTTTCATGAAATTCAAAATTTGAAAGCCAGTCATTTGGTGTTTCTGTTGGTGATGTGTCTGAATCTAACCATACAGGTGAAGAAGGTGATGATAAATCGAATACTGCTGGTCCATCGTGAGTTATATTATTTGAACCACCTGCAACATATACATAATTTCCTACAAAATGACTCCATCCACCACCATATAGGCTTTCATATTTGCCCAGATAATCCCAATTTGCAGGGTCATTTTCTCCATCAACATCCCATATGTACCATCCTGCATAACAATCTACTTCACCAGTACAACCACTGTAATGCCAATAAGGATAAAATAGATAGTATTTTCCACCTATCTTTTTAATTGTAGGGTTGTACCAATTAGTCCAACTAGGAACTGTAAACCAATCACTAAGTTGTTTAGTTGTGGAAAGTGTAGGTGAAGCTTTTGTTGAAACATCCACTTCACATATTCTACTTGCTGCTATAACATATACAGAGTTTGGAAACTCTGGATGAAGAAATGGGCTTTGTGGACCTCCAAAGGAAAATTGACCTTCTGGAGTTTTTCCAGTATATCCTACAAGATTGCTTGGATCTCTAACATCATATACATAGAGATGTGACCAAACATGTGCTCCAGAATCTCTAGTTATATAACAATAATCACCATCACTAATACCTTGAAAAGTAGCACCAGGACTTGAACTACCTTCTAAAGCTTGATAATCTAGCTGAGTAACACTTGAGGGAGCACTTGATAAATCGAAAGCTGCAAGCCTACCAATAGTATCATAACCTGAGACTTGAAATAGAATATTTCCAAAAATTCCACAAAACTTCAGATAGTCTTGATTGTTATTCATAGTCCATGTAGTTGCACCACCATCCCATGCCTGTGTTTGTGTTGGATTGTCTGGATCTGTAATATCCCATATATATACATATCTATTCCCACGGTAAAGTTCTACCAGATAGTTAGTATCTGGGATTCTATGTACCCACCTTTTGCTTGCTTGGCTTACTTGCCCTCTCTGTGTTAAAGCCATTTTTTATCTCCTTATAGTACCTCTGTAGTGGTCTTATCTCTATCAAAGAATATAATGTTTGTATCGAATGCCCATCCGATAACTTGTACAATGTCACCACTTACTGCTGGTTGTGTTTCTGTTAATTCACCTGCATCAGTATCAACATAGATGTCTGCTCCAGGAGTCCATGACCATGAATCATCTCTAATATAACCAAACATTAGAACATTCTTTAATCCCACTCCTGTTTCTAATGCTAGACAATGACACGGCATGGTGCTTATATCGGATGCATCTGCTTCATAGAATGCATCTGTTGCTCTATAGAGAGCAGCACCAAAGCCAGTATCATTAGCACTGACAGTTACAGTTGTTGTGATACCACTGGCAGTTAAATCAGTAGTAGGTGGTATGATCTGTAAACCACCAGCAGGTGGAATATACTGGTCAAAAACTTCTAAAGCATCCTGAACATCCTGAACACCTGCTGCTGAAAGGTTTCCTGTCATGGTTGTTTTATCTATTGATATAGATGCTGCTGGATGTTGTGCAGACTCATCTCTACCTGCTAAACTACCATGAACTAAAACAGAAGGTTGACCTGTTGGTAAACTTGTTACTGCTCTATAGTCTTCGATGTCTCTAATTACAGCTTTTGGCTGATTTCCATATATGGTATGTACTTGCCAGATAATTCTGTAAAGCATCTTAAATTCAGTAAATGGAAAAGTACCGAATGAAAGTGAATTAAGCTGATTCCCATTTTCTGCTGCTTCAAGTGATCCATCTTCTCTTTGACCACATATAACTGCTACAGGCTCATCTTTATCATTTGTTCCCATTACCCATGTAGCAATGTACCATCCACTTGTAGCTTCAGTTAGACTAAAATTATTATTTGGATCGTTCCATGCAGGTAATGTATATCCGAACCCTGATGTTGCTTCCGAACCTGACCAGAGCAATGGAAATTCATCTGCATTTGATCTTCTCCAGTTGCCTAATGCACCACTTCTATAGTAAACAGGACAGTGGGCAACAGGATCTAATACTTGTTCCCAAAGATCAGATGGTGCTATTGCATTTTTGATGTCAATGGTAATATCTTCATCCATCAATTTACCATCTGATATTGCAATTTCTGCTTGAGAATCACTACTTCCATCAAAACCCGATGGAGTACCTGTTGCTGCTATTGTCAGTGATAGACCAGATCTGTATCTAGTGTTAACAGTTGTGTGAAGATATTCATGTGTTGAGCAGTCCATTGTTACACCATGTCTTTCTTCACCAAACAATATAGCTCTTTGATTAACAGTATCCCAATGAATGATTGCAGCAAAAGCATGTTCACAGAATTGCCATGGAACTTGACTTGTGGTAAGATTAGCACTAGGTGTTTGTGAGCCAGTTCCTATCTTTTCGAAATATATAAAATGCAATCCTTCACTATTTGGAATTGCTACAGTTTTTGGTTCTGTTATAGTAAACTTTCTTCCTTTGAGATAAATGTCATAGTTACCACCTGGATAACCTGTAGGAGTAATAGTAAAGGTTCTAGTGGCTTCATCAAATTCGGTTATAGAATGTATATATTGATCAACAAAACCTAAAGGCTCAAAAGTGTCAGTTCCAAGTCTTTCTGGACCTTCATCAACATACCTTTTAGGAACCATATGTCTGGGTTCAACAGGGGGATATGCACTTAAGCCAAGGTTTTCAGTCCATATAACCTCTCCTAATCCTGGTAGAAATTTTACTTCATTTTGACCAAGAGAACCAAATATTATTTTCTCTTCATCATCTATTCTTAGATGTCTTTCTTTAAATCTAGCCATTTTTATTACTCCCTTTTATAATATTAGATCTCTAGATGCTATCCAGAATAATTGATAATTGCCTGAATCTAGTGCTCCAGAAAAATCAATTGTAAAGCCATTTATAGTTTTTCCAGAAATGGTTAAAGCATATTGTGATGGTGGTGAATCTACAGTATTTGAAAGAGATGCAACAACCTGGAAGTTCAAATCGTCAAATGGATAGTCAAAGGTAACACCTACCTGCACAATTCCATTTGCAAGTGTTACTCTGCCCCTTTGAGTGTCTGTAACTTGGCCTATAAGTAACCATCTCTTATTTCCACCACTATCTAGTTCTGTATCAGGTGCAATTATTTTTGGAACATCCTCTGCTGCCCCAGAGTTTTCATCTAGGTTGTAGACATATACGGCAGTTTCGGTTGCAACAAAACACTTATCCTGGTCATTTAATCTATCACCATGGATTTTGTCCATTGCACCTACACCACCACCATATAATGCTCTTGCTCCATATGCTCTTGTAGTAGACATTTATCTCTCCTTACTCTTGTAGTCTTTGATAATCTATGCCTTTATTAGTATATGTAGGTCCATCAAAAAGTATTTCTCGTTTTTGATAACAGATATCTTTTATATTGCTGTGCTTCCCCTGCTTCTTTATATAGTTAATAAAAGCATGTCTAAAAATAGTTGTTATATATGCAAACGGATTAGGCTTGTTTTGCTTTTCAGGATCAAAGTTCTTGAGGTATGTGAGACATATTTGAATAGCATCACTCACCATATCATCAATCCAGGTATAATTTGCAAAATTGCCCTTGGTTGCATATTTGTATCCAATGCTTAATAACATACTACCTAGTTCTTCCGATGCAATGCCAGTCTCTTTGAACCTAATCACTTCAGGTAGCAGGTCTTTGTTGGATATGTACTTTCGTCTAAAATTTTTTCTCATTGTTAACACCCCCCACATATTATGGTAATAGTATATAAAGTCTTTAAATCATTTTACCATAGCTTGGGGGTTTTGTTAATTAACTTTTCTGTTCTTTTAAGTAACTTTCTAATTTTCTTTGACACTTTGCTAATACATCTACAAATTCATAAGCCTTTTTCTTTATATGTTTCTTTCTTCCTGGCTTAATTTTAAGAGTATCTACAGGTTCTCCTTCATCAATTGTAAAGTCAAACTTGTATTTCCCTTTATAATACCTTCTAAGGTCTTTATTTAATAGTTCATAAAGATCCAATATGTCGTTACCAAGCTCATACTTCTCTACAACTTTTTCTACAAGCTCTTTATGACCTGTTTCTTTGTCTACAAGTTTACAAGTAAGTGCTCTGAACTTGGTTCTCTCTTCGTCTGAATCTGATTGGGAAAGATATTTTAAAAGCTTCATTATCCTATAACAGCTATCTCCAGTATTTGTGTATTATTAATCATCCATATTCGTGTGACTGATGTTGAAATAGTTTCAATCAATAGTGGATCTACTATTGTTCTAGATGAAGCATCATATGCTTGAACTAGTGGAAATTGATTATTTAAACCATGCCCCACATCTCCATAGTATCCAGATGCCCCTGAAGTCCAGCTTGTAATTGTTGTGTGATAAAATCGTGGAGCATTAGGAAGAATATCAATGAAGTCAATCAATCCGGTAGCAACACCAATTTTCTCCCATGAGAGTTTAAATTTCTGTGGTGTGGCATAACCTGCAACTTCATTAACATCTCCTATCCAGAACTCAAAGTAGCCTTCTGAATTAGTTGTTAGCTGTGGTGCTGTATCTGTATAAGTACCACCTGCTTCTTGTAGATATATATCTGCTGGAACAACAGTACCAGCAAGATATATTGTTACATCTGCATTTTGAAGTGGTTGCCCTTCTTCGTTTAGCAAATATGACCAGAAATGAATACGTGCCATGATATCTCTCCCTTATCTTGTTATTCTATAATGTAATGTAATCCCTACATCAGACGGTTTGTAGACTGGATCACATCTAGTATAAAACCATAGTTTGTCGAATCTATCAAAGATTCCAATTTCAGTAATATCTGTTTCCACTCCAGGTGCTAAGAAGTCACAGTTAAAGTGGAACATTGATGTTCGTCTTGTTAAAGACCAATTTGGCCAATAAACTGTGTAAACAGGACTTTTTAAATCATTATTAAAAGCTGGATTCCAGATTTCTAATCCAGTTCCATTTCCGACTTTAATATATCCTCCAGGCTCAATTTTATCCATAACAGCAGTTTGAGTTAGAGGTTGTCCAACTGCTTTAACTAATACCCATCCAGTCATTGCTGTTTCAAAATTAACTAAACACTCTGTATCAGATAATAGTGTTATTGATGAAGGTTGTATCATTTCACGTCCACTATCAAATACCTGTACTTGAATGCCTTTTACATTTAATCCATGATTAACTTGCCATGTAGCAGCAGGAACAATTTGATGATATGTAAAGTCAGCAGTATTTGTTATAGCCCATCCATCTCTTGCTTCACTAAATTGTGCTTGAAGAGAATTGTTAGTTATAAGATCTACTGTTAATGGGATCATCTTTCTTCTTTCATCTGGATCAGGTTCAGTGAAGATAGAGTCATATTGTGAAAGAACATCCCATTGTCCTTGATTATGAATAACATTCCATGTTGTGCTTGCTGCTCCCTGTGTAAATACTGCACCTGCTTTGATATATGCAAATGCCTGTCCCGAAACAGGTCTATCCCAAACAATTCTTACATTATTACTATTTTCAACTACAATTTCTTCTGGATAGATAAGCTGATAGGTATTATCATATGTTTGAACAATAAGATCTACTGTACCTAAACCATGAAAGAAATTCCATTCATCACTATTGTAAATCTGTACCAAAATAGCACCACCAGGAAGGACACCAATAATAGGATCAGTAATAATAGAGTTCATTACTGCTGAATATTCAGCAGAATATAATGGTATCCAGGCTCCATCAAAGTTAGTTATAGGTGATAATAGGTAACGATAATGTGAAACTCTTGCTACAGGTCTCACCAATTCAAAGTAGTCTACTAACGATTCTATAGTAAACTGATCTATAATATAGTTAGGTCCAAGAGGTTCACATGATAAGTCTAATTCCACTTTATAGTGTGGTGATAGATACATTGCAGCACTTGGTGGTGTTGCTGTAGTAGCTGGACCATAAGTATCTGGATATCCACTTACACCAAGAGATGCATAATATTCATCACCTGCTCCATTTGTACAAGTGCCACTAACAGGTGGTGTGTAGTCCATACCATAATAAGCAAGATAGTTGAAATCTTGGAAATATGGTAAAACAGGACTTGTAACCGATTGGTCACCTATTGCATCACCAGGAGGATTTTTTCCTCTATGCCATCTTTCATAGATATTCAATCTATTGGAAGTATTACCCATCATAATACGGAAAATGGAGAAAATTGATGTATATGTGCCTTTTCTCTTAAGCCAGTTAATAATACTTTCAACAAATTGTCTTTTTCTTAGTTCATCTGGTATTTCTTCAACCAGAGTGACATTAAATAAGTTGGATATTAGACCAAGATAATCTATATCAACTTCGATAGGATCTAATAATGTTGCAACTTCTTTCAATGCTTGATATGCTTCATGATGAAGTCTATCGAAATATAGATTAAATAATTCTTGTATCCTTTCAGTTCTATTTAACATTGGTAAGGCAGCAACAGTCCAGTCTTTTAATCCCCAAAATTCAATATGGAAGAACTGATCACCTTCTGATGTCGGATTGCCAATAGGAAATATAGGACCAAAATACATAAATGGTCTTTCAGTATTAACATATCGTTTATATAGATCCCTCTGTCCTCTTAGCCATTCATGAAAAAGGCTATTTTTTCTGAAGAACACAGAAGATCCTGGTTCCCATTCTTGTGTTTCCACATTATGGTTTTTGAAAAACTTGAAAAAATTACCGTCTATATCAGTGAAAAGAAGTTTGATCTTTTTAAATTGCTGACCTTCACCAGTTGCAGGTGTTAATACCCAAAATTCTGTTCCTGCCCCACCTTTAGCTACAATACCATGTCCCTGTCCAGCACCAGGATATTGTCCATGCATCGAACATCCGTCACTCCATCCACCTGTGGTATAGACTACCCATCTTACCCATGACCAAAAGTTAGCATCTTTCCATTTCCAATCATCCCAATCTTGCCAAACGGTATCACTCCACCATAGACCAGAGGTATCTAATTCTAGAACAGGTGGGACTCCTGGTACTTGTTGCCCATCGAAAAAGTTTTTCAATAGAAAGTATGGAGGATCTGTAAATTGTGGCATAATTATACCTCTTGTGAAAATCTAGTATTTATTATATCTATAGCAGGAAATTGATCAACACCTAGCTCAATAGTTCTTAATTTGTTATCACCTACATATGGTGTATGTATATATCTTGGAAACATTGATGGATTGGGTTCATATACAACGGAGTTTTGAACATCAATGTCTCTAAATATAAGATTTTTAACACCAGCAACATTTGGAAATGTATCTGCTTCTGAAAACAATGTTCCTTCAGATACAATAGATCTATCAAGTATAAAGTTTTCAAGATCTCTAAAGTTAACCTGCTCATTAAAGCTTCTTAAAGTTGGATCAAAATAGTATATTAATTTACGTCTTACATCATCTCTGACTGCTGCATAACTATATGTTCTTTGAATACGAATACCTATATCATATCTAAAGTAGATCAGAACTGGTAGTTCATATTGTTCATATACGGTTAAGATTTTACGTGCTTCAAGATATTCGGTAAGATCTGTTCTGAAAGCATCTGTGAAATTATACGGAACTATATACTCTGCTCCATTTGCACCTGATGCAGCAGATGTTTCAATAGATGCAGATCCCCATGGGTTTGGATATACGACAATATGAACTTTGTTATATTCTGAGGTATCACCCGATGGTGCTACTTCTTGCTCTCCCCAAACATTAGAAGTTATGATATCTGACCTTTGATTTAGATTTGTAATATAGTCAATAGCAGTTACATTTCTAAACTGTGCATGTAACTGTCCCTGTGCATTATCTTTAATAGAGTCAATTGGTTCTGGGTTTGCAGCACCAATTGTTGCTGCACTGTTTGTGCATGTGATAGTGGAATTATCAAGATATAAACTAGTATTTGTGTTATAGATAAATTCATCCTGTGGATTAGTAATGGTATAGGGACCAACACCACTATTTTCTCCAAGAGACTGCAAACAGGTTATTTCAATGGTTTGATAATCTTCTGGAACCTGTCTAAGTGAAGAAAAGACAACTTTATATCTTTGATACTTATCATATTCAAATTTATAGACAGTTCTGGTTTCTTGAAGACCAGAGATCAAATCAAAAAAATCCGAAACTCTAGTCCATAGAACACCATCAACTCTAACTTCAAGAGTATTATACTCATCTATTAAACTATCATCGTAACCATAATCACCAAGAGGAAGTAAAAGCTCATTGCTTACAATATCGTCACCTGTATAAGAAAGATTAATAACATTACCCTGTCTTACAAATATATCGAACTTATACGGCACCTCTGTAGCTGTAAGTGTATAGCTTTCTGTTGTAGCATATTGAATTGCTTCACCTGTATCTGGATCATCTTGAGTAGATTCTATTTGTTTCCAGGCATCAATGTTTAATATATCCCCAACACCGACACCTGCTGATACAGTAATAGAGCAAGTTCCCCTTGCCCCTCTATGTCCTTTCGGATCATATCCAATAAGAGTAGCTAGTCTATGGACGTTTTCATAAATATCTGCTGTTTCCATATACATATTTTTTGCTACTTTATTTGTGTAGAAGGTCTGTAGTTCTCCTATATATGCCATTAATTCTGCTATAAGAGTTACGTTTGCCCCTTCATAATCTGTATCCCTGAAGATATCACTATCTTTTATCTGCTCTTTTAGCCTAGATACCAGTGTATTGAAATCAATTTGTAAATATTCCGGTACTAATGTAGGCATTTTATCCTCCTGGGCTTAATATAAAGTCAACGGTTACTTCTTGTCTTGTTGTTTGAATCCTAAAAGTTAATTTTACTTCATATTGATTATTATCATAATTTGCATGAACATGGATTCTTTGTACAATAACTCTGTCCTCCCATGTCTCAATTGCTCTTAAAAAGTCATTACCAATTCTAAAAGCTGTATCTTCATCCATGGGTTCAAAGAGATATCCCCAAATATCAGTTGCAAATTCTGGTAGCATTCTTCTTGTTCTTGGTTGAGTATTAAAAATATTTGTAAGAGAATTTATAACAGCATCATATTCGATATCCCTAGTGAAATCACCATCTGTTTGTGGCTCTAGTTTGATATCAATGTCTGAATAAAAAGCTTTTCCTACTGCCATTTAACCCTCCATTATGTTGGTGTAGCAAAGTCTGTATAGGTATCTTCCATACCTTGTGTCTTCAATAAGTTTTTATAAATAATACTTCTTCCCTGTGTTAATGCTGCTTTAAGATCTATAATTCCATATGTTCCACCAGTGCCTAATGGTGCATGTATATGATCAAGTGTAAAATCATAATCATCTATCTTGCCTTGAATAACAGTATCACCATCCCATCCTACACCTAGGTACTCGTAAACTAGCTTCCAGACTCCATTTACAGTTGCTAAAACAATAGCTGTATCTACTTCAATATAGGTGCTATTAGCTGGATAAAACGGAGCACCTGTTACCATTACTGTGAGTGTGGTTGCAGGAGCACTATATACACCACCATTAGTAACAATTATTTTTCTACCAACAGGGATTTGACCTGTTAAATTTACACTCTGCACTACAAATTCGGTTGTACTAACTTGTGTGAATACAGCAGTGTTGTTTACCAAGTCATATACACCAAAATCAGTAACATTGCCACTTGCATCATAGCTTCCATAATTACCAAATGTATAAACATAAGGATTGGTTGCTTTTGCTGGAAGAAGAGTGTTCTTCATTTGATCTATGGCAATTATACTTAGAACACCATCTTCTAATGCAGACTTTTGTTCTCCAAGATCATCAATTTGGAGTGTGATAGATTGATAAGATTTATTAAGACTATCAATCTTATCTGGATATCCATCAACCATTTCACGAATTTTGTCACTAGCTACACTCATTCTATCTCCTTATATTTATATTATTTTATCCTGCTGTTACTGTTCCTGCTGCTGTAACTACTGTACCTTTGAAACAACCTGAAAATTGGGAACCCAACTGTGCCACAGGAGCACCTTCTGCAAAGACTGTTCCTGCTCCTGTGATAATTAAACCCCAATGACCATCCCCTCTAACTACAAAGGAAATACCTACTTGTCCTACAGGTGAACCCTCTGCTTTAACTGTTCCTGCTCCATTGACTATAACTCCAGAGACATTGTGTTTAGTGCTATCATGACAAGTATCATCACCAACACCAATATCTCCTATCCTTGCTACCGGAACACCCATTAGTTCAAATTAATTGCTGAAGCACTTACATTTACAACACCACTGGCAGTGATATCAGCATTTCCTCCTATAGTTACTCTTGCATTACCACCTATTGATATATTTGCATCGGCACCGATAGTTATCTCTAGTTTTCCTCCAATGTCTTTTACTTCATCACCTGTTACTTGTATATTTTTGTCTGCACCAACTGACTGATTATATTCATTGCCAATATCTACATTTAAGTCTTTGGCAATGGTTTTATTCTCATGTCTATCAATCTTAGTTATCTTGTCTTTCTTTATATATGTAGTTTGGTTTAAATCAATTGTTTTATCTTCATTGGCTAAAATATAGATCTTTTTATTTCGTGTTACTATTTCAAAACTGTCTCTTTGGTTTCTAATTACAATATCTCCTTCTTCACTCACTTCAACAAATGTGTGGGAAGGATGATATACATGAACTCTTCTTTTACCTTGTTCTGGTTCTTGTTCACTTGCTGGAGGAATTACAGTATTATCTATTTCGATTACAATTCCACCATGTGTTGCCAGAACAATATTTTCAGGATACCTAGCATCATAGTATGGAAGAGGTTCGTTCCATTGATTACCGTCTGCTGTTTGAATTTCAGTAATTCTTCTATCTTTCTTTTCATTAACAATTGTCTGTTGAATTATTCCTCTTGCCAATTTATGAACGTCAGGTTCATTAAGTGCATTGGGCTTAAGTGGAGGTTCTGCTGCTGCAATTGGATAGACACCATCAGGATCTTGAAATCCAAGATCTGGATCTGTGCCTGGACCCTCTATTGGTATTCCTGGTACAGTGGCAAAATATCTTGGTTGCATTATATGACCATTTTCAAAGAACACAAAAACATGAGACCCCTGTAAAGGCACAGACCACATACCAAAACCAGACATAGATCCCTCTATAAGACCCATTGCTGGTTCTGCCCATGGAAGCTCTTCTGTTGGTATTCCTTCACGAAGATCTTTAGTTCTGAGATTACTGTGAAGACCCCAAACTCTTACTCTTACTCTTCCTGCCTGTTCTGGATCATTTCTGTCTTCCACAATACCACGATATATGCCATACATACGTTCTGAAGGTGGAATAAAATCTTCTGGCTTGTTTTTTATCATGTTAAACTTCCTATAATGGTACTAACAGTAGATCCATAGAGATTCTTCCTAGTTGCCCTGACCAAATCTCTGTTCCTTGAGTCAGTATATCCGTTTTTCAAAAGTACTAACTTCTGAATCCATGGTGGTTTTGTAGTTGAACTCCACTGGTTAGTTACAGATTTGACTAGATATAGACCTTTCATTTGTTTATTGAATAACTGATCTTGTCTTTCTGTACTTGGCCACTCAATTTCTACCATATCTCCAGCATATCTAGTTTCATATCCCTGAACAATTATTTTTACAGCTTGTTGTAGTGAATATCTTTTCTGCCAATCACTAACAAACATAGCATCTAAAATATTTGGATCTGGTTCACCCTCTAAAACATAATCTGCCCTTGGTATTCCTATATCTGAATATAGGGATCTATTACCCAATACAGTTGTCTTTTTTACTAGGTCTGAGTACTCATACTGTTGAGTCACAAAAGCCTTTTTGGAAAAATCATATCCATATTTATGACCACCTCTTAGAAAAGACATTTGATAATTATCAACACCCTGTAAAGTCATACTTAAAATTTTATTCAAATAGTAAGATTCTCCTGGCCTATCGAATGCATATGGAACTGATGTCTTTTTTCCAGATTGTGGAGAACCCTGTAATAAACTATCAAGAGTTACAAAATTAGTTCCTTTAATATTATTGTAGAAGAGATATCCTGGTTGTTTGGTTATTTTTGCCCTTCCCCTTCTACATAACCAAGTAAGTGCTTGCTTTGGATACCAATAGGGCATAACAAAATCAAGTTTTTCACCTGATTCCTCAAATTTAGCAAAAGACTTCACACCAAGCATATTATTTGCAATGTGCTTTACAATATTAGAAATACTTTCTTGTTGCCATGATCTGCTGAACTTTTGTTGTGTTAATAGCTGATACATATCATCAACAAAAGTAACTTCTATAACAGCTTGCCCTTGGCTTTGACTTGGGTTTTGACTGGCAATCTCTTTTACTTCATAAACATCAAAAGTTAAATCAATGTCTTTATCAACACCATATGTTATAGTTATTTTTTCATTGTCACCTGTTAGTGGTGCAAATTCATAGAAACCATACATATCTCTGAATCGAAGTACACCAACTATACAATGAGAAAAAATGTCTTCAATGAAATAGAAAAGTTCCAGATCTTTCATATCTATCTGGAAACCCCTATCAAAGCAATTATAAGCAATACTCAGATTTTGATATGTTTCGACTATATTTCCAGAATCAACAATACCCATTTATCCCTCTCTTCCAAGTTCAGATATAATTTCTATTTCTTTTATAACTTGGTAAATATAATTGTCTCTTAGTATGTTAGTTTCCTTTCCAGGGTACACTTCTTCAAAGGGGTTTTGAACATTATTCATGACACACAAAATCCACCAAAGGCCAGGAGTTTCATAAGCAGCATAGGATATGTTATCCCACCAATCATCATCATTCATATTGTATGCCTGGAAAAATAAAGTCTCTTCTGCAATTAATGGATTTAATGAATATGATCTCCAAATGTTTTGAAATTTAACACCTTCTTCATCTTGTAGAATATTAAATAGTTTAAGTTGGGATGCATTACTTAAATCCTTTCCAGTTAAATCGGTGAAATTTTCTGTCAATCTAACTGTATTAGCCATTAATTAACCTCCTGTTCCTGCTGTTTTTGTTGCAGCACTAATCTTATCAACATATTTTCTAGTTGATATACCAGCAACAGATAGATCTTGTTGCTCACCAAAAGTAGCCCTTACTCCTGGAGTTATTGATACTGTAACAGAACCTTGACCACCTTCTCTATCATAGTTTTTTCTATAGAGAGGATCTATTTCTGTGAAAGTTAAATTCAATTCACAGTAAGCAGGATGTCCATCTCTATATGGTTGTCTATAGATAGGTTGAATAGCTGTAAGTGCTGCATTATCTATTTTTATAAATTTACTATCCGGTACTGTTTGTACTGTAAAAACAAAAGGAGGATCGTAAGCAATTTGAGTTCCTTCCTTATAAGATGCAGCAGCATATTTCTGCAATAACTTAACCGGATAAACAACATCCTTATATGCATTGCCCTCATCAATTAATTGGAAAGCAAAGGTATACATTCTTCTAGTAGAATCTTGAAAAACCAATGGAGTATCAAGCTTTACTCTGGGTACAGGTGATTGAACAATGCTTGATATAATATTATTCAAACTTTGTTTCATTTCACTAGTATCTGTAAGCTTTTCTGTTTGTAGTCGAAGAAGGTATTTTCCCCATTTTTCCAGTTCTCTTCCAATAGGTCTTCCAACTGCAAGAGTTTCGTCTATGAGTTTTGTAAGATCAACACCCTTTTGTAAAAGTCTTGTTGCAATACTTTCATATGCTTCCCATTGATGTACAATGTTTTCTTGTATTTCAACAGGTGCCAGAAATTTAAAAGAAGGGAAAGATCCCTTAGAATTGGTAAGGTCATTATATTCCTGTGCCTGTGCTATATTGAGGTCTTGTACGTTGTCACTTGTTTTAATTGCATTCTTACCTCTAGCACCTCTGGTTTGTGATACTAAACGTCTGGGTTTAATTTCTATCCAAACAGCATCTTTCATACCAGCATGGGGTATTCTTGTACCTTTAGGACGTTGAATTATTTTTTCATCAGGAAGAAGAATACCTGCTAAAGCAGCAAGATTCTTTCCTGTGCCAACTACCTGTTCGGCTAAATTTAAAGCTTTATCAAAATCGAAACCCATCTAAGTGACCTCCATTATTGTTTGTTATATAGCAATACCCCAGGATTGGCTAATTCTTCTTTTGGTTCTGTTGCTATCCTTGCAGCAGCAGCAGGTGCAGTTATAGGGTTCATCATCATTGCAGCATTTGCAACTGATTGGCCTACTCTCTCTGGGGATACTGGCTTACCTTCCATAACATCTGCCAAGAGATTAATAGTATCTGTAAGTTTACCAATATTTTTATTAATCAAATTTCCTACATCTAGATTTTCTTTTAACCATTTACCAATACCTGATTGTTCCCACTTTTCTTTTCTTGCTGCTAATTCTTCTGGAGATAATTTTGATTCTCTAGGAGCATATACTTCTCCAGGAAAGGCTTGTTGTATCTGTATTTCCCTTTGTGCTGGTGTCAATTTTTCAAATTCTTCCTGTGCTTTCCTTCTTGCTTCTTCACCGAAATGCCTTTCCCACCAATCAGTTAATTTATCTCTCCAGTCTTTCATCATTTCAATAAAAGCTTTTCTAGCTCTTTCTGTTGCTTCATTAAGTTCACTAAAAGTTTTCTCTGTCTCTGGATCTTCTATGTAATTTTTAATAGGAGTAATAAACCATTCATTAAATTTATCACCTATCCAGTGAATGCTTTTAGCTATTGTCTCTATGGAAAAATACTGAGAAAGGTTTGTTTCAATACCAAGAACTTTCTTCATTACCCAATCGAAAGCTTTTGCTGGTAATTGAAAAATACCAGAAGCTATACCTGCAATTGCAGATTCAATAGCTTCTCGTAAACCTGCATGTTTTCCGAATATTTTTTTATACTTTGAAAGACCCCTCAAGGCATCAAAAAATAGGAATAATGGAAATAGGATCTTACCACCAACAAATTTTCCTAGTCTAAACATTTTTCCAATCCAAGGATTTTTGGCCAGATACTCAAAGACTCTTCCTAGGATGGGAATTTTCTTTATCCATCCTAACCATCGTGGCATACCTTTTGTTGCCTTTTCTAATGGCTTTGCCACTTTAGGAATAAAACCTAATGCTCTCCCTAGTGCTGCTACTCCCCTTAATGGTAAGAGCAACACTTTTGTAAACATAGCAACAAAACCTGCAATTACTCCAGCAAGAATTGCAAAGGGACCAAAAACAACTGCCATTATAAGATCAAAGACCCTTCCCCAAAAGGTTCTGTCTTTTTTCTTTGTTTCTCTCATTTCCTCTAGTCGTTTTTTCTTTGCTTCTTCTAGTCTTTCTTTCTCAGTTTTTGTAGATATACCTAACTGCTCTGCCAATAACTTAAATCCAGACTTTGTTTCTTCAACAATTTCCTGGTCAATATCATACATTTTTGCCCATGCATCCATTTGTTGTTCAAACATATCCCATGATGCTTCTTGTCCTTGTATAAACAATTCGTTTGATCTTTGTGACTCTTCTATAATCTCTGCTCCTTGTTGTAGTGAGGTTCCTCTATACATTCTCTCTTCAACTTTTTCATCCATTCCAAAGAACTCACCAAGATCATCCATAGCACCTTTTACAAAGCCCCATGTATTTGCAAAAGTATTTTTAATAACATCTACACCTTCTTGTACTGGACCTAGAACTTCACGTACATGACCACCAATGGTGGTTGCAACCATTTCAGCCTGTTGTTTCAATGCTTGTGTAGCTCTAAGTTCTGCAAAGCCTTTAACTACGTTCTTAAAGAACATTTCAAGTCTTTGGTCTTCACCACTTTCTGGCATTTAATTCCTCCTAATAAAAAAAAAGGAATCTCAAACCCTTGAGACTCCTTTTGAATCCTTTAGATAATTATCTAAGTGTGGCTTGCAGCAATATTTTCTATGCTTTGTTTTTCTTGTCGTAAATCTTTTATAAGCATATTCACATATGCTTCAAATTCAAAAATGGGCAAACAAGCACTCTCTTCAAGTGATATATTAGCTTTTCTGGCCAACTGGAATTGTTCATATGTCACAACTTCCAAGCTATCCCCTGCTAACAAGATTCTCATTAGAAAAAAAAATTCTCTGGGGGGATGTCAATAACCTTTTTATATTTGCACTTTTTGGTTTTGCATTTGATTTCAGTTTTGAAATCAATACCAAAGTTTCTAGAAGAGAAGTCAGCTATTTTTTCATACATCTGAGTTGAGATGTTTTCTACAAAAAGAATCTTTTCCTCCAATGGAATATCTGAATCCTCTCCATCAGGTGTTATTATAGATTTAATTGTTAAAGCCGATACAATTGTTCCAAGTTCTGCTGTTCTTTGCATATCACTGATATCAGGTGCTTCTTTTAGAATTTCATATGCTAACTTTTGATCACTTCTTCTTGGAAAGTCTAACTTGACAGATATGTTATCATCCATCTTCACAATATTATCAAGTTTTTGGGGTAGTTTTTCTACTTTTAATGTTTTTAAATCTACCTTCTGTATTGATTGTGAACGACACTCAGGACATTGATGTTCAAATTCATATACTGTCCCTCTAGTGTTCTTCCTTAGCTCTATCATGAAAAAGAATCTATCGTTAATATACATGCTAGTTATATCAAAATCTTTGGGTTCTATGATACTTTCGGCTAGAAGATCATCCAAGATTTCTTCAACTTTAGCCATGTCAGTTTCTTTTTCATAGGCTAGTAAAGATTTCATCTGTCCAGTTGTAATCGGCTTAAATTTAATTTTTTGCCCACTTCCTGGAAGTACAGTTTCAAACTCATACTTGTTTAAATACTTCTTATAATTTGAAGACATTTTACCACCTCACAATTATTTACTTGTTATTTCGTTTATAGCTTCATTTAAATCATGTATTGCAGCTTTTAAAGCTAGTTCTGCATCATTTCTAGAACCACCTTCTAGAAATTTACCTGCTGAATCAATTTTGGATCTGGCATCAGATAACTTCATGATGCCAGTTCCAAATTTTAGTTTGTTTTGTTCTCGTATCTTCTGTAGCTGAACCTGCATAGGGTCAACTTTCTTATCCAATTTGCCTTCATTCAACATCTTCTCGTATTTATCTGTAATACGTTCACTCCACCCCTTGAGCATAATAACCTCCTAAGTATTAGCCAGCAAAGGAAAGAACCCTTGCATAGTCAACCAATCTATCTACTATATGGTATTGGTAGTTGAACATAACATTAAATTGTGCTACGTCATTTGTTGCATAGTCCAGAGTAACAGCTTCAACTGTACTTGGCCAAGCACCTACCAACTTATATTTTAAGATAGGGTCACCATTAAGATCAAGAAGCTCAACTACCTGATCAACCATGTAGTCTGATGGTGCAGAAGCTTGGTTTGATGTTGGATCATGAATCAGCCTTTGCCAATCTATATACCACTTCAAAACATCTGCATTCTGATCAACATTAAACAACATGCCCCATTCAGCATATGTGAGCTTACCTGCCATCTTGAAGTCAAATCCTTGCCAGTTAGTTGTAATTGGCTCAATTGTTCCTGCTGGTAAAGATGATGATCTCACAAGATATGTAGCTTGATCAGTGTTGGCATTAACTATTTGCACTGGAAACAAAGGTTTGCATTGAAACAAATATGCTCTTGCTCCAGCTTTGAAGTTTGCTCTGTAACTATCAATATCAAAACCTGCCATTATATTTTCCTCCTAATTAAGCTCTTCCTGCTCTCAAGGCAGCAATTTCAGTAAAACTAGCACCTGTCTTTGTTGCTATAAAGTTAAGTACTATGAACTCTGCTGCTCTTGTAGGCTTAACGTAAATATCACACCAAAGTTCATTTCTATCAATTCTCTCAGGTGTGTTGTTTGTCTCATCACAGACAATTAGGTAATCAAAAATTCCTCTTCTAGATCTTACATCTCTCAAGAACGGATCAATCAAGTTAAGTAAGAGAAGTCTAGTAATATCATCATTTGGCTCAAAGAGGAAATTAACAACTGCTGTTGAGATTGCCTTTTCAAGAATAATGAAAAGTCTTCTTACGTTAATTCTATTGAAAGCAGAATTTCTATCTAACATTGTCTTTTGACCAAAGACAACTTTACCTTGACCAGCAAAACTAACAATAGGATTAATACCATTCTTGTAAAGAATGTCTCTTTCACCAAGAGTTGGATTCCATGCAAGTCTTCTAACATTACTTAGAATACCTCTTTGGAAACCTGCTGGTGCAAACCATGGATCTGTTACATCATCGGTACGTGCAAATATACCTGCAACATGACCTGATGTTGGTATCCATCTATATTTGTTGTTCCACTTGTCGTAAATTTCTAACCAGTTTCCATAAACAGCAGCATAACTAGTATTTAGATTTAAGTTATCGGTGATATAAGGTGTAGAACCTGTTCTCCAAGCTCTTAATTCCTCTACTTCATTTCCACTGTTATTTACAACTGTTTCGTATGGACAATCTAGAACTGCCATACAGTCAAGTCTGCTCTCACAGATGCTTGACATATATGATTTAACTGTTTCTGACTTGTCAGAATCAATGAAAATATTAACATCTACATCTTCTGCATTAGCATAAAGATCTAGATCTCTTATAATATCTCCATCTTCAACCTGATCACCTTGATTATCTACACCACCACCAAACTGTTGCCAACTTGCAGTTGCAACAAATATATTAGTATTCTTTTGTGCTTCATTGAAAGCAATTCTAATATATTTGGATTGGTTGTTAATAACATTCTCTGCAAAAGTTGTAACACCTTCATCATCTACTCTGTCTTCTTGTGTTGAAACATTCCATTCTTCCTTTCTGGTATATGCTGTTTCACCTTGCTCTTTTGATTCAACAATAATCAAGAAATCTTTTTGATCTGATAGTGGACTATCTGTTGATTGCACTGCTTGCCATGTTCCTGTATCTGGATCTGACCAAGTAGGATCAGTTCTAAATCCACCAGTAGTAATAGCTGTATAGGTAGATCTGTCTACTACTGCCACTCTTACGTTTGCTCCCCATGCCCCTCTAGAACTGGCTATTAGGTAAAATGGGTTGCCTGGATCAACAGTAACCTCTTCTGCAAATTGATCAGGGTCTTCACTTACAAAATCACTTAAGATATATGCATTGGCTTGTGTAAAAGGGACAAAAGTTGAGGGACTGGCTCCAGTACCACTAACTGCTTTTGTACCAGCAAAAGTTGCTGACATCGGCATTGTTCTGGTAGCATAAAGTTTTGTTCCCCATCTAAAGAAACCTGTAGCTGTAAGCATATCTCTATAAGCATTTACATTGCTTGGTGGTTGACCAAAGGTTTCGATTAAATCATCTTCCGATGTCACCAACCACTTTTTTCTCTCTGGACCTTTATAAGTATTCCTTAGAATTATACAACCAATAGAGGTTGCTACTGCTGGAATAGTAGTTGTAAGGTCAATTTCATTAACGTCAACTAATGGACTAAGATAAAAAGCCATTCCTCTTTCCTCCTACAAAATAGTAAATAAATAACCCAATTCAATAGTATTTATAAAAAACGGATTAAAAATTCTAAATATATTTAGAGTTGTTTAATAAATGATATGCAGACGTAAGACAGAAATACGACAAAAGGAGAAAGTTGAAAATTATGTTTAAAAGAAAGGCTAAAAAAGGTGAGACATATTGCTTCAGGTTAACACAAGATGAAAGGGAAATGATTAAATTTCTTCAGAAAAATATTGATGTTCCCTTTGAACTGAGAAAAAGGGTAAGGGAGATGTACAACTATGAAATGAAAAATAAAGTTGAACCACCTGCCCCAAAACCAGCAAAAAAATTTGATCCAGATGCAAGCTATTTTAGAGAAAGACATGGAATGCATGAAAGTGACGGTTAATCATCACATCGTGCATCACGTAGCTCATATCTGTCATATGTAAACTGTGCTGTGGATTCAAGGTTAGCTTGACCCTCTCTGGTGTTAAATCTAACTTCTCCAACTGCACTTACCCAGAGGTTTACAAAAAATAATCTAAATAGCTCTTTTTGAAAGTTATCTAATACTCTTAAAGTTGCATCTATACAATAATCTTGTGGTGGTCTACCACGTCTATTTTTATTGTTGTTGATATACATCATCCATCTATGCAGGATTCTCCAGTTTAGAAGACCTTCATCAACAATATATTCACAGGTAAAAGGTTCCCATGTGATACCACCACTATCCATGTGAGTCTTTCCCATTACCCAATATAGCTCCAATACATCAAGTGATACTCCAGGAATAACAGTTCCATAAATGTTTATTATCAATTCTTGTGTATCTGCTATTGAAACGTCTGGTGGTAGATTAGGAATCACCAAGCTAAAATTAGCTGGAGATGCTTTATCTAATATAATTCCACCAGAAACATCATCTTGGCATTGTAAAGTATCTGTCATTAGTGTTCCTCAAAAAGTTCATATTTGAAAAGTTTCACTACTTCACCATCAACCGGATATGCTGTTATGCCCTTTGTCCAGGATGTATAGAGACCTCCTGATGGTGCAGCAGATGTAAATAGTGCTGAAGTATCTCGTTCATTAAAATATCCACATTTAGTGTAGTATTGTATTATAATTTCCTTCACTATTTTTGCAGCAGGATCATCTAGGAGAGGTTGAAATAGATAACCTTGAACTGTGAAATCCAGATTCCATTTCAAAATTCGTCTTTCCTCATCTGCATATTCTAATGTTTGATCAGATGATGCACTATTAAACTGTACTCGTTCATCTAAAGTAACACTTAGTTCTGGAATTGCAACCCTTATTTGAACAAAAGGTGTGAAGAAAGGAAGAATCTGCTCTAGGATCTGATCAACATCAACTATATGAAGGCTCCATATTGTAAGCTGAAAATTAAAATTATATGGAAT